ACCGACTATAATGCAATACCATTAACATTTTCGTCTTTTCTGAATATTCAATCATTAAAAAAAAGAATGGTTACACAAATATATAAAATATATTAACTTACGGAAGTTATTTTGAAAGTTTCACTTAATCTGAACGATCAAATACATTATGCCAGATTCTCTCAGGATATTGTAAATAATTTAGCGCACTTGCAAAAAATAATTGCTCCATTTTTCTACAGCTATCACAGACGAAGTATAGCTTGTATATATAATTTTCAATATCCTTTTCCTCGAATGTCTCTTTTCCAGGCTTTTGTAAATTGTACCAACCTGTCTGGTGTATAACCGATTGTGTTGTTATGCCTTTTTCAATAAAAAGCCCAATAACTACTGTTCTATCTTTACCAAGATAATTATACTGGTGTATTTTAATTTGTACATATGCATCACTTGACTCCCTGTAGCTGTGACTTTCCCCACAAATTTGACAGTCAATCTTGTCACTAAAAAAACGTTCAAAATCAAGCTTGAACTCTTTCAATAACTCAGGCAATTCCGTTTTATGAAAATTTGTGTATCCACCGTTATAATACGGCAACTTCAAATTATCAATCTTCCCACTTTTGTGCCCACAAATTAAAGCAACAGAGCAATTAGTACACTTTGCAAGATTCAACTTAGATGCATCGAAATTAACCTGATTTTCCGAATTTGCAATCCTGTTAATACTCCTGATATGTTTGTACTGTAATCTCAATTTCTCCAATAATATATCTTCTTTTGGCACCTTCTTGGAAATGCACTTTAAAATTCGATGCACGTTATCTACAACAGTATATTGCCAGTATAAAATGAACCCATAGTCTATTTTTGGTTCTTCTATACCATACATGTAAGATGCGAGTTGAAGTAAATGATTTTCGTAAAAAGTTTTCGGAGCTCTGTAGTCGTGTATGAATCTAAACTTCTCTTCTACTACAAAATACTTGCCATTCTTATCTTTAAAAATATAGTCCGGCTGACCTTTAAAATCTTTGTTGCTAAAGGATATATTTTTATTCTCCTGGGAATGTCCAGAAAAAAATAATTCTGAATTTCTCAAGGTTTTAAATAGCTCATCATTACCTTGAATCAAATTCTTGAATGTATCTGGCCATTTTTTCTTTTTTATATTAGTCATTATTTTCACTAATCTAACTTGATCATGAAATTTAGTACCCGTTTCTTGAAAAGAAGACTGAATAATTTCAAAAGATTTCTTTATAGAATAGCTTGCAGGACAAAAAGAATAACTGGCAATATCAGATGCGGAAATTGTCTCTATATCGTTTATTGATTTTCTCTTGCTTTTGTAAATTATTATCGTTTCTGCCATGCATTGTAGTATCTCCAATTTCCTTTTCTTCATTCGCTCTTTTGTTAAAGCAATTTCCGTCCGCCACCTGTTTTCGTCAATATCAACTACATGATGGCGACTAGGCTGACTTTCCCTTTCTACCATTTTTTTTAACTCCCAGTATAAATTTGTAAATTCTGATTTACAGATAAAATTCAAGAATTCATCATCTGTATAAAGATTTTCAATAGTTATATAGGATTTGTACCCATTACCAACATCACTCTTAGAATACACTGTATTAAAACCTAAAATATTTTGGAAAAAAATAATCATTGATTCCAGCTGAATACTATCTAGACCATCAATATCTACTTTAGACCTTTTACCTGTAGGAACATAACCTATATATTTTAGTACTTCTTTCACAATCTCTAGATTATTTTTTTTACAATCGGTAGATTATTATATCATTTAATATTTTGGTATGGCCAGTTCAAATGGTTAGGAAAATAGGAATCTATATTTTCCGGCAACTCTCCTTGTAGTAATATTTTTCTGATCTCAGCATCAATATCCGGGAAAGGTACTGCTATTGGTGCGGGCTTTAATTTTCTACCTGTCTTGGCAGGCTTAGTAGTTCTATGCTTAGGAAAAATTATATCTGCAAGATTATACTCTAACTCAAGTTTATTGTGTACATATTCAGACGATTTATAAAGAAATTCCAGTGGTTCTAACTTTTCGGCCTTAAGTCTAATGTCAAACCCTAACAGATCATTGTATTTTTTCAGGATAATTTTTTTTAGCTTTTTCTCGTATGCAGCAGTGGTGATAATACTGTCGTGGATAGTGAATAAGGGGATCTCTATGTGGTTCTCATAGATCTCACGGCACACATCTTGCAATATCATTTTTGCCTCTAATCGTTGTAGAAACACTGAAAAATCTTTGTAGCTCTTATGCTTCAGTAACTCCATAAAAGCTGTTATGTCCGGAAACAATTGCCTGAAGTAACTGTATGCGTTTTTACTTATGCTTGGCGTTCTCGCATTATCATTATAAAAAATTATCATCATTTCCTCCTTAGCACTAGCCCTATCGGCAAACCTTTTACCATCATTGCCTGGAAATTTTTGTCGGAAGCGATTGGCTATAAACTCATATAGTTTACCAGATTTCACAACCTCCTCAAAAGTAAAAACACTAATAGATTGATTATCAACGACTTCCATTTTTTTTTGACTCTTAATGAAGTATTGGTGTGTGTTTTCTATTCCCTTCTGAGTTAAGTTCTTTCTGATGTTCTTGTATAGCTCTTTATTTAGTGCTTTTAATGTTAGTGGGTGGGGTTTGTCGGTTTCATCATCCCAAAACTCCTTTCTCAATAGCCACAGTGAGTGCAGGGGTTGACTGTTCTTGATGTCTAGGGCAACTAGCTTTTGGCCTTTGTAGGTCATGAAATTTCTGATGATCGAAGGAAGACCAGATAGTACATTATATAGCCTACCTGCTTTGTCCAGCTTGACTTTCTGGGAAACATTACTTTCCCAATCTATAATCAAACGTTTTGCATAACTGTAACGCCAATTAACATTTTTGATTACACGCTCTCTCTTTGCTTGGTTCTTTATTTTTGCCGCCGTACTCAGTACAGATGTTTCTAGTTCGTTTATCGCTTGAATGGCAGCCCCTTTGTCTATTTCAAGACCTCCATCGAAAAGCCATTGCAATACATAATAGACTTGCCTCATTTTTCGCTGCTGATCTTCCCACATTTCTTTTTTCCACCTTATTATTCGCTTCTTGATAGCCTTGTGAGTGATAGGTCTGGTCTTTGTATCGGGAGTCAGATAGTCTTTCCCAAGAACAAATATTTTACTATGGTCGTTGCCTTTGCCATAGGAATAATCCAGTACTAACTTGATAAGCCCTATTTTCTCCATTTGCTTTCGCAGTACAAAGTAATTATTGGAAAGAATTTTTTTAAATAGTTTTGAGCTGATCGGCACACCTACTTCATCAAATTTTCCATACTCTACAAATCGTTCCTGGCGGTCTAATATTGTACCAGCTACAAACCTGCACGCATCAATCCACTCAGTTTCTTCTATGCTATCTGGCGTAAATTTCTTTAGTTCTGACGCAGAAAGATTTTTGGGTACCCGGTAGTTTACATTAATTAAATCAGGGGCAAGCTTTGCTATTGCCTCATTTACTTTTATGCGCGTCCTACCATCGGAGGCCTGTGTAAATTTTCCCATAGCTATTGATTCAATTCATAAGGAATTACAAACTGGTTTAGATTGTCCTCAGTTTGAATTTTAATTTTAGGTACCTTCTCGTAGTCATAGTTTATTCTGGTTTCCCTGCCCGGTATTGGCTTTGCCCCAGTGTACCTGCTCACTTGTTCGGTTTCTTGAAATCTTTCAAAGGCATTCACCATAGTTGACTTTATCCTTTCAGGATTTGCATCTTGAATATAGACTTTGGTTAGTTTCGCCATTTTCCCTATCAATCTATTATCAATCTCCCGGTTGAATACAGGAAACGAATAACCTATTACTACCAATATTTCTGTCTCTGCAGCAATCTTATCAGCAGCTTCAAGATTTAGGGTATGCCCTTGATACTTGCTATGGTAGTTTGGGTCACTCTCCCAGGCAAAATTAAACGACAACTCTGGTAAAGAATTTCTTTCTTCATCGAAGTGCTTGGCAATGTTACTCGTGCTGTATGCTATTAAAAAGTTAGCCAATAACTGCTCTCTGTCATCAATTGACTTCTTACCATCAAAGATTGATCTTATAGTTTCTAAATTTTGCCCAGTAATGCAATCGCAAGCTGCATCACCATTTAACTTTACCATGGTAAACAAACGGGTATCCGTTGGAATATTATTGACCTCGCTTTTAGAATCACGGTGAGGTAATATCTGGAATGACTTTTTAATGAAATGAATTTTTATATTGCTCGCCAATATTGATTTTAGGCTAAGTTCAAATTGCATGTCGTAGTTCCAAGATAACATACTTATATCCGGGTTAAGCTCAAATTGAAAATTGTAAGCAGGTCGGCTTTCTGGTTTCTCAGAAATTAAATATAGTTTTCTTGTTATAGCAGCAATAAAACTTCCATATCGCTTGTCAATAATATTTTCAAACTCTGGCTTTATTGTACTTGGAACAGCAATATATTGCTCTATACTAAAATAGATAATCAAACATCTTTTTAACCTGATAAGATTATCATCATCCCCAGTTAAATAGTATTTCTTTGCTAGCGTGTCAATAGTATAGAAATTACCGGCTTCTTTTATTAACCATTCTAATTCTGTATTTAATGAGCGTAGTGTTGGGGAATTTTGAGCTAAATCCGAATTGAACTCAAGTTTTTCTTGGTATATTTCGGGATTTCCATACTTTCTTAAAATAGTAACAAGGTATCGGTTAACCTCCTTCATCCGTTCATGCATATCTGCTACAACTGGAATAGTATTAGCACTTGCACCGGCACCTAATAGGTATGTAATCTTAGCCACGTTAATTTGTTTTGAATGGAAAAATATGAATAAGCCCCCACATTTTACGCAGGGGCTTATTATTTTCACTCGTTAATCAATTATTTCTTAGTCTTTCCTCGAGTATAAGCATATCACTGCCTATAGTCTTTTCCAGCACCCTCGCGTAGATCTCGGTGGTACTCAATTTGGTATGCCCAAGCATACGACTAACAGTAGATATAGGCACACCATTATTAAGTGTTATAGTACTCGCAAAACTGTGCCTGGCAAGGTGTGTGGTCAGATTTTTGGATATACCTGCAAGCTCCTGTAGCACCTTTAAATTCTCATTCATTTTCTGATTGGATATAACAGGCATTAACGGGGTATCAGGGGCTGCATCAGGCATGTATTTACTTAAAATCAACAGTGCCGCAGGTAGCAAAGGAACACCAAAAGAAACACTGGTTTTCTGCCTCTTCATTCTTATCCATAGGCTGCCATTCTCACCCGGTGAAATGTGTATTTTGGATAGCAGCTTAATATCACTGTAAGATAAGCCGGTATAGCATTGCAGCAGGAATACATCCCTCACATCCTGCAATACCTGCCTTTGTAGTTGCAATGCCGCCAGTTTATTGATCTCATCCATTGTTAGTGCCACTTTATGCACCGGGGTAAACTCAATGGTATAGGAAGCCATAGGGTTATTCTGTAAGTAACCCAACCTGATAGCATAGTTAATGATCTTCTTTACCCGCTGTATCTGCTTATTAGCGCCATTTACATGGCATTTCTTATCAGTAGTAAGGTAAGTGAAATATGCCTCACAAAACTTAAAGTTTACCGCTTTCAGGTCTATATCCTTCCTGCCACAGAAAACAGGGATAAACTCTATCAGGTACTTTAGGGTGGTCTTGTAGTTCTTATAGCTGCCCTGGCTGTACTTCTTACCTACCTGCTTTTCAAAGTTATCATTATGCTCCTGGGCTACCTTAATGAAAGTATGGCTTTCTTCTACAGCCTCCCCATTCAGCAGTAACCGGATATTGTCAAGCGTTACCTCATTCTTACTCATATACAGTTGTGATACCGCCTGATTAATATTAGCCTTAGTAGTGTCAAGCATACCATTTACTGTACTGGCATCTTTGCACCTGGTGGCCTTTTGCATGTTTTCATCCCAATGTTCTACTTTCAGTACCTGACCTGATGGGAATTCCATCTTATTGCTATTTACTCTTACCCGGATATATACAGGATACTTGTTCTCTTTAGTAGGTCTTGTCTTTCTTAAATACAGATATATATTATAGTTTGGAGTGCTCATTGTTGTAAAAATTAGAAGTGAGGAAAAGGGAGGGGAAACTGGTCTACCAGTGGACTACTTTTGGTCTACCAACAGGTCATTTTCCTATTGAAAAATGGTCTACCTGTGGTCTCCCGTATGGACTACCAAAAGCATAAAAAACACCTCTATTCAGGGTGGGATGCCTGAGCAATAAAAACAATGATGAAAACACCTGAAACTATTACCTGTGGCTGATTTCAGGGCATAAAAAAAGCACTCTACAGTTAAGTAAAGTGCTCTTCTAAGTCGGGAGCGTTGGACAACTGTCGAACTCTTTTATTAGAGACCTAAACATCATTCAACACACTATTGCATCTATTGACACAAACCTACAAAAGCAAACACAATAATACGCAAACACAATTGGATTTACTGGACAAGTTTCGAACTTCTTTTTCTATGGGTATCAGTTTTTAGACTGTTGAATATTAAAAACAATAGCACCAAAAGTTCCACCTGTCTCCATGTCAATGATTATGCCCCTGCCATTGTCCTGTAATAAATCAAACGCATCATATGCCACCACATCAGTAGTATTGACTTGCACCCGCGCAAATTCATTTACGTTCAAAGGCTTTTTACTTTCATATTCATCATAAGAATGAATATCTATCTTATGCAGCACCGCTATCCTGCACACCGTTTCCATCGCATTGATCCGCAGCAAATACTCTTTATCCGTATCAAGCACATCCTCGCACAGCCAGCATATGGTTCCTTCCAACTCCTTCGATAGCGTTGGCTGCTGGTAAAAGTGCGTAATCATACTGCCTCTTTCTGCCTTAATACTTATTTGCAGAGTTACATTTTCACCCGTATTAGCTTCCTGCACATCATCATAGCCGTTTATTATTTTTTGCACTATTGCCATACCCTGCTGCGGGTTCACGCACACCGTATCACCTACCTTTATATTGCCCGATAGCATCTTACCTGAATACAACTGTTCCTGCTTGTCAAGTACATACTGCACAGATAGCCTTGCGGCATCGCTCTTTGTGCGCACAGGCATACAGTTTTCCAAATACTGCATAAGCGTAGTACCGCTATACCATTCCATATTTGCAGACGCATCCAGCACATTATCACCCTTCAGTGCGCTTATTGGTATGAAGATTATATCTGCCAGTTGCAGTTTTTCGGCTATTGCTTCAAACCCTTTTTTGATTTCTGCATACACACTTTCATCATACCCCACAGCATCCATCTTATTAATAGCCACAACAACATGCTTTATCCCCAGAAAAGAAGCCACCAACGAGTGCCGCCGTGTTTGCTCCGTAATGCCATTCATCGCATCTATGAGTATGATCATAGCATCCACAGCCGATGCCCCCGTTACGAGGTTCTTAGTGTATTGGAAATGCCCCGGCGCATCTGTGATGATGTACTTGCGGCTGGCCGTAGTGAAGTATTTATAAGCAACGTCAATAGTGATGCCCTGTGCCCGCTCCGCCCGCAACCCGTCCGTGATAAAAGCAAGGTTCACCTCATCATCACCACCGACCGATTGCAATACATCGCTTTTTATATTGCGTGTATCATACAGCAGTCGCCCTATGAGGGTACTCTTTCCATCATCCACATTCCCTGCTGTTATAAACCTAAGTATATCCATAAATTATTTCTACTGAGTTTGTCGAAGAATTAAAAGTACCCCTTCATCTTCCTGTCCTCCATAGCTGCATCACTTAACTGGTCGTCTATCCTCGTTTCGCCCCGCTCGCTCATGCCAGATGCAGCAATCTCCACGATCACCTCATCCATTGTTGCTGCATTGCTTTCCACTGCAGCCGTGCAGGTCATATCGCCTACTGTGCGATACCGCACCTGTCTGCGAACTACTATATCACCCGGCTCTACATCTATATACTCCGAGATAGCTATTAGCCTTCCATTATGCAACATACAATCCCGCTCATGCGCAAAATAGATGGATGGTAGTTTTATTTTTTCTCTTCGTATGTAATTCCATACATCTAATTCGCTCCAATTACTGATTGGGAACACCCGCACATTATTGCTATTGGTGACACGGCCATTATATAGATTCCACAGTTCCGGTCTTTGCTCATATGGCTGCCACGCCCCATTCTTATCCCTTACCGAGAATATGCGCTCCTTCGCTCTTGCCTTCTCCTCATCCCTGCGCCCACCACCTATACAGGCATCAAATCCATGCTCGCTTATAGCTGCCAGTAGCGTGTGGCTTTGCAGCACATTCCTGCTGGGGAATTTCCCGGTTGCATCCTCCAGCCCTTTTTCTTTTATCGTATCTGCTACCTTGCGCACCAAAAAGTGTAGCCCATACTGGGCTACCAACTCATCTCTGAATTGCAGTGCCTCTTCAAAGTTATGTCCTGTATCTACGTGCAGTACCATAAATGGAGGCTTGTAGGGATAGAAAGCCTTTAACGCCAAGTGTATTAGCACCGTACTATCCTTACCTCCCGAGAACAGTAAAACAGCATTTTTGAACTGCCCGGCCACCTCCCTATATATATTTATGGCCTCCGCCTCCAGTGCATCTAAGTGATCCATAAAAATGAAATTCAGTCAAAAATACTTCTTAATAAAATAATCAGTAAGAAAATTTAGATTATTTAAAGTAATTTAGTACATTTGATATATATTTTGTTTTTCCTATTAGGGCTTTCGCAATTATCTTAAAACAGAGAAAAAGTATTTATAACTACAGAAGAATTAGCATCAATCAAGAACATTGAGCGAATGCTGAAACAACTAACGAGATGCTAAAAAGCAATTTTGCAAAACCAACTTCTTATGTTCTAAAACCTACAAGAGAGCCAAACAGAGGCAAATATAGTTGCTGAGCTAAATGAAATGCTAAAACAAACTGAAGTTGCACGTGCAGATTATAAGAACCAAGCTCCTGAAATTTGCAGTTCAGATTATCCACATAATTAACATCTACTGCATATGAATACCGAAACTAAAAAACAAGAAATCGCAGTAAATACATCAATCATTGGAAGAATTCAGCCCGGCCTCGTTGTGTTCCCGGATGCTCCTATCGGAGATGGTTCACCAAATACATCAATCATTGGAAGAATTCAGCCTGGCATCGTTGTGTTCCCGGATGCTTCTATCGGCGACAGCAAAGTATTTTCTGTACTCGCCTCTACAGTGTTTTATGATAACGATAAGAAATAATCTAACACGCCTTTGTCTGGGTTAATTTTCCCCTGTATTGTTGTTTTCGCCTGATTAGCCACTCAGGTAGTTGCGCATTGTTTTAATCTGTGTCTTACGACAGCAATATCAAAGCACAGGATTACAATATAAATTTATCAATGAAATAAAATAGCCTTGTATGACAGTAGAAGAACAAATACAGGAACTCACAAAAAAGTAGAAAAGCTACAGGATACCCTCGACTGGTTAATACCACTCATGGCCACGGCGAGTAGCATTAAAAAATTGCCGGGAGAATGGCCCGCGAGAGCATCGCAATAACCTGAGGAGCTATTATTTTCATATATAGGAGGAGGTAAGACCAACCAGAGAGGTTTAGGAGGGTCACTGCTTACCCCATAAACTGTAAAACTTGATAAAATGCTATCCTTATTGCCCACGAGGATAGAAGCAAAGTATTTTTCGCCCACCTCCTCAAAGAAGATAAATTTTAGGCTCGGTTGCAATGAACATTAATGCAAATCCTTGACACCAATCGTAAGATTTAAATTCTATACCTCTTCAGAAATGTAATGATCTACAAAAATAGATTTATTTAAAAGTAATCGTAAAATAACCAAAGAAAAATTTGTTTTTCCAATTTTCTTATTTAGGTTTGTTATACACTTTATTATACAACTTCATAAATCTTTATTTATGGCTACTATTTTCAATGTATTTTGCGCTGATACAACAGCTCAACTTCAAACCCTAAGAGATAGCACTGCATCAGGCGGCTATGTCGCTGGTGGTATTGGCACATGTAATTATACAGCGATACTTGGTGGTCAATGTAATACCAATTCTGGACGCTATGCATCAATATTGATGGGTGCAGGAAATGTAATATCTTCAACATCTTCATATTCTGCGATAGTTAGTGGTAGCGCTAACGATATAATTACCGGACAGTATAATAACATTGACAACGGAAATACGAATGCTATAGCAGGGGTTTATGGTACAGTTTCAAATGGTTATCAAAATATTATTTCCGGTGATAATAACACTATATCTAACGGCTTTCAAAACTGCATATGTGGCGGCAACCTTAATTATACTGGTTCAGGTTATCAGAATACTATTTGTAATGTTTCCTGTTCATCTATAGTTGGAGGAGCTTTTAATATTATTGACACATTTGGTTGCTGTTCATTCATTGGCGGGGGCATCAGAAACCATGTCTCTTGTATTGAATCAGCAATAGGATCTGGTGCAGGCAATTCAATCGCTTCATCGCGATCTTTCATAGGCTCGGGAGAGGGAAATAATATCAACTCGTTTTCTAATTATTCAGCTATTGGCTCAGGCGAAGGCAATACTATAACTGGTACCGCAACATGTGTCTCATTAGCAAGTTTTATTGGCGGTGGCAATAGTAATGCTATCAGGGAAGGGTCTTGCAATTCATCGCTAATGGGTGGCAACCAAAACTCCATTTGCTGTGGTGCTCCCTTCAGCACTATGGGTGGAGGTAAAGCTAATGGTATTTTCACTGGCTCTTGTTACGGATTTTTAGGAGGAGGATATAAAAATTGCTTAAGCCTGGATACGTTCTTTGGCGTGCTGGGTGGAGGATGCTGCAATACTATTGGCGGCCCATCTACAGGCACACCTCACTCTGTTCCTTTTGCATTCATAGGTGGAGGCTCATTCAATTGTATCGATGCTACCTCCGGCTCTAACGATCATGGCGTTATCATAGGCGGTTGTTGTAACATAGTTTGTCAAAATTCAGTATACGGTAGCATACTTAGTGGCAGGGCTAATATAGTTTCAGGTACCAACTCCTCTGTGAACAATGGCCACTGCAACCATATAGCCGCCAATTTCTCATACATAGGGAGTGGTGGCAATGGCACCGCAGCAGGTGCAGGTAATACCATTTGTGGAGATCACAGCTTCATCGGCACTGGCCAATGCAACACGGTTGATAGAAATTCCTGCTTCGGCATTATTGCAGGTGGGCAACAAAATTGTATTGCACCAGCTACTAAATGGAGTACAGTATCGGGTGGTTACTGCAACCTTATTGCAGGCAGCACCAGTGCGGGACTCGTGGGTTGCCACAGCACAATAGCAGGCGGTTGCCAAAATACTATTTGCAGCGACTGCTCTGCCATTGGTGGCGGCACCTGTAATATCATAGATCAAGGTTCCAACAGCAGTGCTATTGGCGGTGGTTTTATCAACTGTATATTTCCTCAATCTTATGGCGGGTTTATTGGTGGTGGTGTTAATAATTTCATTAACACAATGTCCTGTTATGGGTTTATGGGCGGAGGACGTGCAAACAATATAGGTTCAGTCGCTCTTGGTGCTTCCCCATGTTATAATGCCATTGCAGGTGGGTTTCAAAATACAGTATCTGCAAGTTATACGTCCATTCTTGGCGGGCAAAATAACACCATTGATCCGGTATCCGACCATAGCGCAATAGCTGGGGGCAATACTAATTGCATTACAGGCACTACAAATATACCGGGTGGACCTTTTGATTTTATAGGCGGTGGCAGCAACAACCTTATTTTAAGCAAATATTCTTCTGTTGTCGGTGGCCATTCAAACCAAACTTTTAGCAGCTATACAATAATTGGCGGCGGCTGCGGTAATATAATCATCAACGGTGCCTACAGTAATATAGTAGGAGGTGACACGAATTTTACAAACGCTAACTTCGGAAGCATCCTTAATGGCAAAAAAAATCAGTCTATAGGTAACTATACAATGGTGCTTGGTGGACAAAATAACTGCCTTTCGAATAATTACGGTATTATCGGCGATGGACAAAATAACACAGTTATCAACGGCGACTACGATACGATCATAAATGGCCAGAATAACATAGTTTGTGCGCCTGGCAATTTTCAAAGTAGTTATAATACGATCAGTAACGGGGCGAATAATGAAATATGTGTAATAAATCCGACTACTACAGGTTCTGCCTATTACAACTTCATTGGCAGCGGCTCAGGCAATCAAATAAAAACTACAAATCCTATTACTACTGCTCGCAATAATGTTGTCGGGTCTGGTGTATCCAATTATATTGATGATTCTTCATATAGCTTTATTGGCACTGGTCAGTCTAACACAATTACCAACAATACACAAAATTCGTTTATAGGCAGTGGCAATACCAATTCTATATACAACAGTATGGGGGCTTTCATTGGTAGCGGTAATACCAATTCTTTAAATACAGCATCATGTTCCTTTATTGGTGGCGGACAAGCTAACTCTTCTTCCAACTCTTCCTATACATTTATGGGTGGCGGGAACAATAATACTATATTAAATAATTCTAATTGCAGCAGTATAATTGGTGGCACAGGCAATTGCCTTGAATTGGTAGCCTGTCACAACACTATTGTCGGTGGTAAAAATAACTACATCAATGATTCCAGCTTTGCCTCTATAGGCGGTGGAACTTGCAACCAAATACTGGTACAATCGAATTACAGCGTTATTGCTGGCGGCCAGTTCAATTGTATGGCGAGCAGTGGCGCATTTCAAAGTCTCAGTTTCATAGGCGGTGGCGGCCATAATACAATGTCTTGCAGCTATTCAGCTATCTTAGGAGGGTCACATAATACGCTTTCAAGTGAATATTCTTCTATCTTAGGTGGTTCAGGCAATAACATAGGAACAGGCTATAGCCATTCGGCTATCTTTGGATGCAATATTTCCGCTGTGAGCAATAACACTTTTCATACTAATTGTCTTAATCTTAATTCTTTATGTAGAAGTGCCTCGGGGGCTCCTTCAATTCCAGCTGGCTCATTATGGGTTGACACATCTGGCGGCTTTGGAAATTGTATTGTTAGAATTATATAATAGTGATTATGAGAAGAGTTCCATCGCTATCAAAATATATTTTGATAAATTATCTATTTATTTCCCAAATAGTTAATGCTCAAATCATTTCAACTATAGCAGGCACGGGTAGCATAGGCCATAGTGGAGATGGTGGACAAGCGACTTTAGCGCAATTAAATACGCCTGGAGGAGTTGCATTAGACGTTGAAGGTAACATATATATATCAGAAGCATCAAATTATATTCGTAAAATATCAACTTTTGGCATAATTACGACAATAGCGGGCAATGGTTCATCTGGGGACACAGGGGATGGTGGAGCTGCGACTGATGCAAGTATAGATTTTCCTGGAAATCTAACTGTTGATTTAAGGGGAAATATATATTTTTCATGTGAATTTTTGGGTTGTATACGTAAGGTATCTATTACAGGAATTATTTCGACGTATGCAGGTAAAGAAATCGTTGGGTATGGTGGTGATGGTGGGCCAGCTACTGATGCACTTATTACAAATCCGTTAGGTCTGTGTTTTGATAAAGATGATAATTTATATTTTACGGATGGAAACCAAAGAATACGCAAAGTGTCTAATACCGGTATTATCACCACAATAGCTGGTAACGGCACTCCCGGATTTAGCGGCGACGGCGAGAATGCCACTAACGCAATGATACATAACCCTCACGGTGTTGCAATTGATAATTCAGGAAACATTTATATCGCAGATATGGGGAGCAACCGAATAAGGAGAATTTCAACTGCGGGAATAATTAACACAGTTGGTGGTAATGGAATAAATTCTTGCGATGGTGATGGAGGATTGGCTACAGAAGCTTCACTTGTACCTTGGGATATTGTCACAGATAGGTTAGGAAACGTATTTTTTTCCGACTATGGAACAAACGTTCGTTATATTAATGATAATGGCATTATTATCAATATTTCTGGAAATGAAATGCAAGGCTTTAGCGGAGATGGAGGACCAGCTTTGTCCGCAGAATTAAACCATCCTTATGGAATAACACTTGATTCATGTGGTAATATTTTCATTGCCGATGCCATTAATAATCGGATAAGAAAAATCACTTATCCTGATTGTCACTATTTAGGTGTTTCTACTACTGTTTTGCCAAATGATCTTATTGTTTATCCCAACCCTACAAACGACCCATTGCAAATAGATAACATAACCGCTCCCACAAACTATTACTTACTAAGCTTAGTGGGAGCTACATTACAGCGAGGCATACTAAAAGAAGGCAACAATACAGTATCGCTTAATGCACTGCCTGCTGGCATGTACTTATTAGAAATGATAGATGAAAAAGGCAATAAGACAGTAAAGAAGATCGTAAAACAATAGCATTAAATTATAAGAAACTTGCCATTACTATAGAAGAATATTATCAAAGCCAACTGCAATAACATTTAAAACAAAAATTCCTTGAGATATACATTATATCTTTTCGAAGTTCCTCTATATGATCCATTTAATAAAATTTGGTAAAAGAAGGTCTTAAAAAAATAAACTGTAAATAATTTGTTTATTCAGAGAGAATGAGTAAGTTTGATATATAGTTCATTGATCACTTTATAATTTATCCCTCATGGCCACAATTTTCAATGTATTTTGCGCTGATACAACAGCTCAACTTCAAACCCTAAGAGATAGCACTGCATCAGGCGGCTATGTCGCTGGTGGTATTGGCACATGTAATTATACAGCGATACTTGGTGGTCAATGTAATACCAATTCTGGACGCTATGCATCAATATTGATGGGTGCAGGAAATGTAATATCTTCAACATCTTCATATTCTGCGATAGTTAGTGGTAGCGCTAACGATATAATTACCGGACAGTATAATAACATTGACAACGGAAATACGAATGCTATAGCAGGGGTTTATGGTACAGTTTCAAATGGTTATCAAAATATTATTTCCGGTGATAATAACACTATATCTAACGGCTTTCAAAACTGCATATGTGGCGGCAACCTTAATTATACTGGTTCAGGTTATCAGAATACTATTTGTAATGTTTCCTGTTCATCTATAGTTGGAGGAGCTTTTAATATTATTGACACATTTGGTTGCTGTTCATTCATTGGCGGGGGCATCAGAAACCATGTCTCTTGTATTGAATCAGCAATAGGATCTGGTGCAGGCAATTCAATCGCTTCATCGCGATCTTTCATAGGCTCGGGAGAGGGAAATAATATCAACTCGTTTTCTAATTATTCAGCTATTGGCTCAGGCGAAGGCAATACTATAACTGGTACCGCAACATGTGTCTCATTAGCAAGTTTTATTGGCGGTGGCAATAGTAATGCTATCAGGGAAGGGTCTTGCAATTCATCGCTAATGGGTGGCAACCAAAACTCCATTTGCTGTGGTGCTCCCTTCAGCACTATGGGTGGAGGTAAAGCTAATGGTATTTTCACTGGCTCTTGTTACGGATTTTTAGGAGGAGGATATAAAAATTGCTTAAGCCTAGATACGTTCTTTGGCGTGCTGGGTGGAGGATGCTGCAACACTATTGGCGGTCCATCTACTGGCACACCTCACTCTGTTCCTTTTGCATTTATAGGTGGAGGCTCATTCAATTGTATCGATGCTACCTCCGGCTCTAACGATCACGGCGTTATCATAGGCGGTTGTTGTAACATTGTTTGTCAAAATTCAGTATACGGTAGCATACTTAGTGGCAGGGCTAATATAGTTTCAGGTACCAACTCCTCTGTGAACAATGGCCACTGTAACCATATAGCCGCCAATTTCTCATACATAGGGAGTGGTGGCAATGGCACCGCCGCCGGTGCTGGTAATACCATTTGTGGAGATCACAGCTTCATCGGCACTGGCCAATGCAACACAGTTGATAGAAATTCCTGCTTCGGCATTATCGCAGGCGGACAACAAAATTGCATTGCACCAGCTACTAAATGGAGCACAGTATCGGGTGGTTACTGCAATCTTATTGCAGGCAGTACCACAGCAGGACTCGTAGGTTGCCACAGTACAATAGCCGGAGGCTGCAAGAATACTATTTGCAGCGACTGCTCTGCCATATCTGGCGGCACCTGTAATATCATAGACCAAGGGGCCAACAGTAGTGTTATAGGTGGTGGTTATATCAATTGTATATTCCCTCAATCATGCAATAGTTTTATTGGCAGTGGTCTTTGTAACTTCATCAACACACAGTCCTGCTATGGGTTTATGGGTGGTGGCCGCGGAAATAATATTGGTTCAATCGCTCTTGGGGCAACTCCTAATTACGCTGTTCTTGCAGGTGGCCTTCAAAATACAGTTTCATCGTATTATTCTTCTATAACTGGAGGACAAAACAATAATATTGATCTCATTAGCGATCACAGCTCTATTGTTGGTGGTGGATGTAACGAAATTTCAGGGACAAGCAATATTAAAGGAGGCCCATTTGATTTTATTGGCGGAGGTTGTTGCAACGGTATTTGCGGTACTTACTCATCCGTTGTGGGTGGAGAAGTAAATCATGTACTTGGAGGCCATAGTAGTATTGCAGGTGGTATATCTAACATTGTCAGTAATGATTGCTCAACTATAATTGGCGGTGAGTCTAATAAATTGAATGGTCCACACTCTGTAATCGCAGGTGGTGAAAGCAATTCCCTTTTTGCTGATCATTCGCTGATTGGAAGCGGATTTACAAATTCTTCTTACGATGCATTCTCCTTTATTGGTTCTGGCAATACGAACTTTATCAATACATCAGGCGGATCTTACAATTCTATTGTCAACGGCAAATCTGGTATTATCGATAATACAAAAGGCTTATCAACTTATAGTACCGTAAGCAATGGTTACAAAAACTATATACAGGGAGGTAACAATAACACGATCATTAACGGTAGTTCTAATTGTACATACGGCGCATTTAATAGTATCGTAAATGGTATCAACAATCAGGCTATTGGCAATCACGCAATTGTTGTTGGAGGAGATTCTAACTTAGCAATGAATAATTGTGGCATTATTGTCACTGGTCATCAAAATAAAGTATGTAACGGCGGCTTTGATACGGTCATTAACGGATTTAGCAATGTTATCTGTGGTGCGGGTGTCCAACAAACCTGTAACAACACAATCAGCAATGGGAGCTGTAATTCCATTTGCATAATATTTACCGATCCAACAGGATTCGCCTGTAATAATTTTCTCGGTAGCGGATATAGCAACCGTATTGAAGCATTGTTTATTGGCTGTAATTCAAGTTTTAATGTATTAGGATCTGGTAGTTTTAATTGTATCGCAGATGCGGCATATAATTTTATTGGCACGGGAGTTAATAATTGGATCACTAACTCGCTTTACAACTTTATTGGGAACGGTGTAAAAAATACAATTTGGGGTGGCTCAAGTTGTAACAGTATTGTAGGCGGAGTCTTAAATTGTATTGATGTTTTCGGCTGTAATGATTTTATTGGTGGTGGCTATCAGAATTTTATAGATAACTCCAGCTATTTATCAATTGGTGGTGGCTATCAGAACTGCATTCTGACCCGTTCTAACTTTGGTGTTATTGGTGGTGGACAATACAACACTATTGGCAATAGCGGGAATCAAGAATATAGCGTTATCAGTGGTGGTAAGTGTAATACTGTATCAGGTTATTATTCGTCTATTCTTGGTGGCTGCAACAATACAGTAAGTGGTAGCTATCAGTATGCGGGTATATTTGGATGTAATATAAATGCGGTTTCAAATAAAACGTTGCATGTTAATTGCCTCAATGCTTGTGATACGCCTTTATATGCTGGGCAACCTGCTGGCTCAATTGTATGGAAACATTGCGGATCCATTGGCCCTACGGACATGGTACTTGTACTCCATCCATAATAAATTATTTATTTGCGTTTGGATTGTTGATTAAAAAATTGATAGGGAAATGAGGAATTTGTTGCTTTATATAATGTTGTTGTTGCCTTGTTTAATGCAAGGCCAAATAATAACAACTTTTGCGGGCAATGGTACCGCTGCAAATACAGGAGATAATGGCCCAGCAACAGCAGCATCCATTAACTATCCTATAGGAGGAGCTTTTGATAAATTTGGTAATTTTTATTTCGCGACAGGTACAATCGGAAATAGTATAAGGAAGATTGACCGTGATGGTATTATTACAACAGTTGCAGGAACAGGTACCGCAGGATATAACGGCGATAATATAGCTGCAACGACCGCTGAATTAAAAAATCCACAGGCTGTAGCAGTAGATTCTTTTGGTAACGTATATATTGCCGAAGAATGGGCTAATAGGGTGCGTAAAATTGATGTTACAACTGGACTCATTTCTACTGTTGCAGGCAACGGTGTCGGTAGTTATAATGGCGATAACATCCCTGCAACTGATGCGGAAATATTTGGGCCTGTAAGTTTGTGTATTGATAAACTCTCCAATTTGTATATTGGAGAGTTTGGTGGAAGTAGAGTCCGCAAAATTAGTACATCAGGCATGATCTCTACATACGCCGGTAATGGCATATGTGGGTTTGGCGCAAACAATGTTCCTGCGACTACGGCACAAATATGTGTTTGGGGAATCTGCTTTGATAATGAAAATAATTTATATATCGCAGATGATGTTCGAAGAGTCTATAAAGTAAACGTAGCTGGAATAATTACTTTCTATGCTGGAAATGGGACAGATGGATTTAGTGGTGATGGAGGACCAGCTACGGCTGCTGAAACGGAACCATATATGATTACTATTGATAAATATGGCAATTTATTCATCGCTGAATATGAGCAAAGTAGGATTCGTATGATAAGCAGCAATGGAATTATCAGCACGATCGTAGGAAATGGCATAGCGAATTACAGCGGAGATAACGGCCCTGCATCTGCCGCTGAAATAAACTTTCCTGCGGGCGTGGCATTAGATAGCTGTGATAATTTATACATTTCAGATTCACGCACCTTTCGCTTTCGTAAAGTTACTTATTCTAAATGCGATTATCTTGCAGTTCCTGATGTTGGTCTTCCAAATGAATTATCTATTTATCCTAACCCTGCAACTAACCAACTGCAAATAGACAATGTCGCTACTCCAGCCAACTATAAATTACAGAACTTAATAGGATCAACTCAACAGGAAGGCACGCTAAAACAGGGTAACAATACACTGTCATTAAGTACACTGCCCACAGGTATGTATTTACTTGAAATGATAGATGAAGAAGGTAATAAGACGGTAAAGAAGATCATAAAACAATAGCAAATGGATAATGATAGCAAGATCATTAATACACCATGTACTGGAAAAATACAGCCCTGTGTTTTTCCTGATGCTGTTTCTTATAGTGGCGTAATAACTTATCAACACATACCGATGGTGTTCTTTGATAGTAACAATATGTCATCAGGCAGCCCTAATGATATAAACAACTGCACACTTTCTGATTTTAATCCTTATTTTTAATCACACAAAATACCTGTTATGAAAATAGTATTCCAGATTGATGGAGGTATTGGTAAAAGCATAGCAGCAACCGCTGTATGCAAGGCTATCAAAGTCCAATACCCAAATGACGAACTGATTGTGATTACAGGCTACCCGGAGGTTTTTCTGTGTAACCCATACGTGGATAAAACATTCCATTTTCATAATCTCAATTATTTTTACAAAGATCATATTCAAGGTCAGGAGGTAAAAATGATGTTACATAATCCCTACCTTGAAACAGACTTTATTACCATTAACGGCCACCTGATCAAGGTGTGGTGCGATATGTTTGGCATAAAGTATAATGGTGAGCAGCCTGAGCTGTTCATCAATAATAGGGAGCTTAATTTTTTTGGGAATCAATTTGCTTCACAGAAGCCAATACTTTTATTACAGACTAATGGTGGTGCAAAAGAACAGCCCAATAAATATTCATGGACACGCGATTTGCCAATGGCTGTGGCCCAAAAGATAGTGTATGCTTTTGCCAATGAATACAATGTGCTACATATCCGGCGCGAGGACCAATTACAATTGCAAGGCACCACACCGATACAGGCTGATTTCAGGGCGCTTTTTGTATTGATCGCATTAAGTGCGAAAAGATTGTTTATCGACAGTTTTGCGCAACACTCAGCTGCCGCTTTAGGTAAATCTTCCGTTGTGTGCTGGGTTGGTAATACCCCTGTACAGTTTGGCTATGAAATACACACTAACATTGTAGCTAATCCACCTACCATTAAACCTGAACTTCGTAATTCAGTATTCAGTAAGTATAATATCTCCGGTCAACCCACAGAGTTTCCATACAACAATGAAGGTGAGATATTCAACGTAGATCAGATAATTGACCTGCTTCGCAACGACACTGAAGAAATTATTGGCGAAAGCAAAAAAAAAAGCAACTACAAGTTGAGTAAAAAGATTGTAGGAGAGCATCAAAAAGGAAGTATGGTGGCAAGCAGGCTTGCGCATCTTTCTGGCAAGGTTGACCTAAGTGGGGTAAAACAAATACTTGAAATCGGAAGCTGGCATCTCGGCCAGAGCATTGAGTTCTCTAATGTTTTCCGTCATGCAAATATTGATGCTTTTGAACCCGTACCAAATTCGTATCAACTTTGCCTGAACAATTTAAATAATCTTGACGAGCAGAAAAGAAATAGGATACGGGTTCATAATGTTGCATTAAGTAATACTACAGGCGAAATGCCTTTTTATGAAGTAGATCCAGAAATAAAGCAAAAAATAGATGTTGGCTTCTCTTCGATGTTCAAATTCAATGATGGATTAAAGGATTCTTATTACGGAGATTCACTTGTACAAAAAGAAATAAAAGTGCAAGCAGAAACTCTTGATAACTGGTGTAAGAAGAATAGCCTAAAAGAGGTTGATATTATGTGGATAGATGTGCAGGGAGCAGAATTATTGGTACTGCAAGGTGCAAAGAAAATTCTGAAAAATACGAAGATAATTATGACTGAAGTAGGCCTTAAACCCTATTATGAAGGTCATACTCTGAAGCCTGATATTGATAAGTATTTAGCTGATCTCGGCTTCGAAGAATTAAAAGATTCTTTTGAGCTCAATGGTTTTGATTTTGAAGCAAACACTATTTATATCCGACCTGAAACTCAAAATTAACTTCACCAAATCCGCAATTCCATATTAAAAGTTGTGGTCACTACAATAATTTGAAATGCCAGAAAAGATTTTTTTTCAATCTTCCCTGCCAAGAGTAGGTAGTACAGTTTTTCAAAACCTCATGAACCAGGATCCACGTTTTTACGCATCCTCAACCAGCGGTATGCTGGAGCTCATCTATGCGGCCCGGCACAACTATACCGAGAGCCCTGAGTTCAAAGCGCAAGATGCCGATACCATGAAGAAAGCCTTCCTCGGCTTTTGCCGCGAAGGTATACACGGATATTATAGCGCTATAACTGATAAAAAGTATGCAATAGATAAGTCCAGAGGACATTTTGCTCATTATGGTTTTATAGACAGCTTTTACCCAGATCCCAAGATTATCTGTCTCGTCCGCTCCCTTCCGGATATTATTGCCTCCATGGAAAAAATGTTTCGCAATAATCAGTACAAATCGCACCCTATAGTCAATCACTCTACTATGCAGGGCACGAGTACTCCTAAACGGGTGGATATTTGGTTCAATAGCCCACCAATAGGTCTCGCTATAGAACGCCTTGCGGAGGCCATGCGCCAGGGCATAGATAAAAAACTACTTTTCATACGCTACGAAGATCTTTGCCTATATCCTGAGCAGCAAATGGCACGTGTATATGACTATCTCTGTATAGAGCCTTTCAAAAACGATTTTGAGCATATACAGCAAACTACCAAAGAAGACGATGAGATCTATGGCATCTCCGGGCTACATACTATCCGCGAGTCTTTATCTATGAAACCATCTGATGCCCGAGATATCTTGGGGAAAGATGTGTATGACTGGATCATGAATCAATACAAATGGTACAATGATTATTTTGCCTATAAATAATAGAACTGTTTCACCTTTAGATTGGAGTTGGAACTTTCAATCTTTTTAAGAAATTATGTACTGAAGGATTAGCTAAAAGATATTCACGATATTCTTTTGTAGCTTCTTCGTTGTTATAACTTTTACCAAACTGATGATTAATACAAACTCCACTATCAATAATGCACTTCAGCCCATTTATAATTGATTTGTATCCAATTTCAACATCGAGACCATAACCAAAGGCTGTATCTAATTCAAGGTATTTGACGACTTTCTTGTTCATGCCAAAACAATATCCCTCTACAAATGGCACTTCCTTTATTAAATGAATATTGTCATAACCCAGCCATTGAAAAGTGTAGTTATTAATTGTGCCAAAACCATACATGCCAATACTTTGATCTGAACTATATTGCTTTATTTTTTTAATCAAGCTCCCGCATACTAAGGATACATCAGAACAGATAACAAATAAAGAATCATAGTCTTTATCAATAAATTCCTTCTTTGCCTCTCTCCATTTATTTCCATAATAATTCACTTCTGGTATAAATATGTCAAATGAATTAAAAGTGCTTTTCAATCGCTCGAAATTGCTGTCGTCCTTTCCCGGCTTATGAAAGATAGAGATCAATATTTTTTGAACATCTTGCATTATGTAGGTTATTAAAGTTGATTGCTATAAAACTTTTTCTAATAATCTTCTTGCTTCATCTTTAGTAGTAAGATTCTTCTTTGTGTAATCAAATAATTGATTTAAAATATCGTAGTAGTGACCTACATTCATATTTGGCTGGTTAAATAATACCTGTGATTCGCTTAGTAATTTTTTGGGAAACATAGTCATTGTGAACTGTGGACATTCCGAAAGGTTAGCAAAATAGGGGACACAATAATTCGCAAGGATTTCGTAATGCCTCATGCAATCCCATCCTGCCTTTTTCGTTGTCACGCCAAAAAAAGAATTGTTATAGTCCTGATAGTAATCGCTTTCGTTAGTGAATATATATGTCTCTTTGATGCCTGGTATTACAGTTGCCATTTTACTTTTTTTCTGCTGATTTTCTATATCAGTTATCTTGTTAGAAGGCATGGAAAAGGAAATTGGAAGTAAATTACCAGATTGGTGATTTAATTCTCTTTTAAAGTATGGATGCTTTTGATACAGCGGTGATAAACCTTGGTCATCGTTACCATCAATAAGTATGATCTTATTACTATCGTAAATCAAAGAAGCTAAATTGTAGTAATCATCACACCGTCTAATAGAACCGTAAATGATCAGATCGAAGTATTTACTTTTTATTTTCTCAGTGATAAAGGTTCTATCAACACAATCTTTTTCTATAAGCCAAAAAGAAGTAAAACCGCCCCATAGCATTCTACTGTCTATCTTTGAACTATTCTCTCTATATAAAGAAATGATTGGAGTGCTATCAATTACGTTCGTCCCAAACAATTCATATAATCCGTAGTAGATCAGGTCATTTAAATAATCATTAATAAACCCGCCACTTGCTGATGCAATTTTATTATGGTTCGTGACATATAAAATGTTCATCCGTTTTGAATATTAGAAGCAAGCGATTTATTTTGAACGATTTGATTAAATGGTATTATAGCCTTTATGTTGTACTTGCCGGAAGCGTTGTAGTTGTAACTCATGTGTTGCAATATTTTTGCATAAAAATTGTCGATTTCCATGCCGGAACAATTACCCATGTTTATGATGTCATCAAATAGTGATGAGTTAACAGCATAAGCGTGGGCACAAACTACTTGATTTCGAAAATGGGGTTCTATCAGTCCTCCGAAATAGAGCATATCCCATTCACCAAGGCTTTGTTGATTTTGCAATAAAAGATTATTAGGATTACTTAAAAAAACAATATCATCTTCCAATATAAGTATCCTTTGATAATTGCGATCTTTTGCCGTTTGGATACACTTAATATGTGATGCTCTACATGAAAGGCTGCCAAGAATATATTTTGGTTCTTTTTTTATAAAATTACGATACAATCCAATTTCAGGCAATGAAGTCAGTTGTATTGCCTCTATCCTTTCATAGTTACTTATACCTGCCAAACGAAATTGATCTACGATATTTTTATTTCTCTCGGTATCTTTTGCTAAATTAATATAAAACACTTTATCAAAATAGTCATCTAACTTAAGATCATTAAACGGGATATACTGCATAGCAATTAACTATTTAGAACTTGATCAATTATAGTGTATTTCTCTCTAATCATAAAATCAATGATTACTCCAGTACAAGTTTGTGAGTTTGCTATATCTGTCCTGAGGTGTACATCAGGTGCCGCAGGCCGCTCATAAGGACTATCCACGCCTGTGAAATCCTTTATCTTGCCACTTTCTGCCAGTGCATATAATCCCTTTACATCCCTTGCCTTACACGTTTCAATAGAAGCATCTGCAAACACCTCAATAAAACTGTCTGCACCGATTATTTGCTTTGCCTTCGCTCTGTCTGCTTCAAACGGCGAGATGAAAGATGCGATCACAATAGTGCCGCTTTCATTAAACAACTTGCACATCTCTGCTACCCTGCGTATATTCTCACTTCTATCCTCTGCGCTAAAGCTCAGGTCGCTGTTAATGCCCATACGGGTATTATCTCCATCAACCACATACGCCCGCATCCCGTTGCTATAAAACCAGCTATCCAGTTCCGAAGCTATAGTTGATTTACCGGAAGCTGATAAGCCTGTCAGCCATATGGTAAAAGCCTTATTGCCACTCAACTGCTCCCGCTCCTCCCTACTTACATTACTTTTGCTTGCAAAGAGGTTAGCTGCATTATCCTTCTTAACCTGCTGTGCCGTGGCATACTTCGTAGGTAAACCGAATTTTATCTTGTGCCACATGCGCTCATGAAAGAAATAAAGGAGCATCTTCGTCAGCAATTCCATTCCGCCAATCTTCGCACCTGTTGCTATATGGCCAGTTATCAGCCAACCCAGCAGCATAGTGTCTACTGAACCAACCAGTCGCCACGACACCGTTTTAGCAAGGTGTCGCTTTACCGTAGGATCTTTGCGAAAAATATTCATAAGGGCATCCGTGATCATAAAGCTAAAGTAATAAAAGTGTCGGAGGTTTCATAGTAATAGGAAGCAGCCATCAATTAAATTACAGGCATGAGTGCGATATGTCAGGCGGGTCTTAATGATACAAATGCGCTGCAAGAATATGTTCTTCACTTTTGCGAATAAAAAAAGCCAGCCTAAAAAGGCCGGCTAAAGCGAAATGAAACATTTCTCAAACCGTATAAATGTACTAAAATATCTGAATTTCCCCTCCCTGGTTAAATCTTCCGTACTGTACGGCCTTACCCCTTTCCGGTACTTCGACCACGCTGTCCACATCATGCTGGAACGTGTTTGCACCCCTGAATTTACCATCTTTGGTGGTCTGGAAAATATATACAAATGACTTGTCCGGGTACATCGCTTTTAGCCTGTTCAAATCTTCTGGGGTCAGCCCCAGTTTGTTCACACTATCAAAAAACACGAAGTCATAAGGCGCAAGACTGGCGGGCAAGGTAGAAGCCATATACAGGTTAGGGTGCTTCACGTCCTTATCGTTGAGTTTGTCCTGCAACGTCTTGTCCAACCCTTCTTCCCGTGCCACATACAGTACCTTGCCATGATTTCTTGCGAGGTAGCCAGCTAAATCCACGCACAGGTAGGACTTGCCCATCTTCGGCTTGCCGAAGACCATTACTGTGAAGTTAGTGGAGGGGTCGCCAATAAGCTGTAGCCACTTGCCCTTAAAGCCAAGTGTGCGGAAGCGCATATCGGCAAAGTCCATGCTGTTCATAATGACCGGATCGCTTTCCGTGTCGGCATCACCTATACCACTCAGGTGCTGGCAGCCGCAACCGTTGACAATACCGCTCAACCCATTAAGGGAGTTTTGCTCAATTTGCAGCACTTTGACGTTTTTATCCGACAATAGCTGTTCGAGGTGTTTTTTTATGTCGTGTATTTCCACAATGTAGGGATCGCTGTCCGTGATCTGCCCTTTCTCTACAGCACGGTTGATCTGCCCAAGCAATACCTTCGCTTTGTCCTTCACACCCGTTTTACCATTGAGATTAATATACCGCTTGATAAAACTTACGGCAGGCATTATCTTTTCGCTGACAGCTATGTACTGTAATTTCTCTACGGTCTCCGGCTTTAGTTCCAGGGCTATCTTTGCCCCCATCGAATTATACGTGTCTATCAGCTTGCGTTGGATATACCTGATCTCCTCGGCATATACCGATGTCTTGCGTATTTTCTTTTCAAGGATGGCTTTTTGCAAGCTGTTGATAAACCGCAGCAGCTCCTCCTTCGTCTTCGTCTTGCCATCAAAGTGTACAAACCTTTTAATGAAGCGCACTTCATCCGGTATGCGCTCCACTAAGTGTGGCGTATTTTTTTGTACATGCGCCTGCCCCTGCTTTGACTTATGCGCAGGTTTTATCCCTTGCCTGCGTTTGGCTTCTTCTATGACTTCATGGTCGCTTTGCTGCTGTTTTTTCTGCGCAACGCTTTTCGCCGTGACCTTCTTGTCTTTGTCTACGAACTCGTCCAGCTTTTCAAAATAGGTGTCCACCGTTTTCTTGATGGTCGTGCTGGAGTTATAGTTATCCCAACTTGCGCCATTATTGGTTACTTTTCGTACAAATTCATGCCCTTTACGCAAGGCTTCAGGCAGGCTGGCAAAGTTTACAGACTTAACTATATCGTGGTAATTGTTGATCGTTATCATATCCTTTGTTTTATGCGGCTAATAATTCAAGTTCAAGGCCCAGGGCTTCAGCTTCCAGTTCCAGTAGCGAAATAACATTGCTTGCCTTTTCTTCCTGCGGCGGCGGCAGCTCTATTTTCTTTCGGTTGCTGTACCTCGTATCATTTTGCTCCACCGAACGGAACTGCGCCGAATTTAAAGTGACGGCGCAGCTATGGTTGTTTTGGAGCGTTTCAATGAACCTGCCGATACTTGCTTCATCCACATAGGCCACCATCTTATCCGACACCTTTTCAAAGTTGTGGTTATCCACGACCTCCAGCAGTTGTTTGTCGAGGTATATATCGCCACCCTTTGCCCTTGATGCGGCGACTATGACCCTGAACCTGTTGCCTTGCTTAAAAATGGAGATGCCGTTATTGGTGAGTATATACCCATTGCTGACCAATGACTTGATTACCGGCAATGCTTTGATGATGGGGACGACTATCTTGTCCTGTACCTGCTCGCCGGGGTTCCAGTTCTCAGGCATCAGGATACCCTTGATGGTCTTACCGTCAAGGGTGGTATAGCTCACCAGCTTACCCTTATAATCACTAAATGCCTGTAACAGGTTACCCATGATGATGTGCCTGATCTTGCGGTCTACGTTGTTTTGCTTCGTGTATTCCTCCCACAGGGATAGCAATTCCTCCTTATCCGGCTGCTCTATATCGGCACTCGCCCCGATGATCGCCATGACATCTTCGGAATAGGATGCCGGGATAGACAGGTATTTACTGCTATTGGCTATAGCGAACCGCAGCTTGATCAAAGAGGGCGCAAAAGGGTTTTTCTTCTTCCGGTCTATAGCATACCCAATAAACACAGCCGGTATCAGCTCAGTGTCCCCGGCAAAACTTTCTATGGGATATTTCAGGCTCCTGCCTGCATAAAAGAACTTGAAAATCTTCTCTATGTACTGCTTCCTGTTGGCGAACTTGCCCCGCAGTACATTGAGCTGCGACTGCTTTGCCGTCAACAATTCCTTTTCCCGCTCCGCTATCGCTTTTGCCCGCTCTGCGGCATTGGCGATCTTTTTGATCTTTTTCTCAGATGATATGCCTGCAACCAGTTCTTCATACTTCAGGCTGTTTTCCTGCTCTTCTTCCGCCAGCCGCCTTTCGCTTTCTTTGCGGTAGTCTTCAATTAATTCCTGCTGTAGGGTAGCCGCATCCTTTTCCTTTAATGATTCGTTGAGCAGGTTATTGAGTTCTATCCGGGTAAATGGCTTCTTGAGTACGTTGGCCCTGACCGTCTCTAAAATGCTGTCCTCGCCAAATGCGCTGTCTGTACCCTTGCCCATCTTCACCACCCGTGAACTGATGGTTTCCGCATCCAAATTCATCGCCTCCACTTCAAGGTCGTACTCCCCGATCTGGCGCAGGTAGCTCTCATAGTCATTGTACCGCTCTGCCACCTCGTTATAAAATTCCTGCTGCATCTTCGTGGACAGCACAGCTACCCTGCCACTCACTTTATGCGCCGCATCTTCCATTGCATTGCCGCTACCGTCACTATCCGCCTTGCTGTCTGTTAACCTTAGCGGGTCATCCAGCAGCAAGTTAATATCCGGGTTCTCGATAAGGTATTCCTTAACGATCTTATCGCCGTACTTGTTCAAAAAGTCCGGCACGTCCAATATTTTGGTGGACTGTTTTTGGTTGGAGGTCGTATTGGCATCCAATGATTTCAGCTTCTTTTGCAACATCATCATCAGCCTCTTTTCAGCAGGTATGGCCGAGGTGACATAATCATAAATGGGCTTAATGATCTGACCCGTACGGTTGATGCGCCCGCGCTTCTGCACCTCGATATTGATGTCCAGTTCGGCCTGCAACACGATCATGACCCGTTGCTTCACTTCCGAAGCGGGTACTTTGCTGGTGGGAATGGCATGTGCTGATGCGCCCGTACTCCCTGACTGGTTGATCATCAGCACATCCACTTCGTTGTTATTGAACTTGCGGAATGCGTCATTGGTGTTGAGCTTCTTGCGGGGCATCACCAGCGCCTTGTTCCCTTTCTCATTCAACTGTAGTTCATACTTCCTGCCTGTCACTTCGGCAACGAAATAACCTGCCGCCTGTATTTTCCTGATGATCATATCTATGGGCGATATGGTGATCCCCGTTGATACGGTGCGGATGCGCTCGCTGATGCGGTTATATTCTGCCTGCGCTTCCACAGACAGCTCGCTTAGGGCAAACTTTTTGTAGATGGGGTTGCCGTCCACGTCTTTTTCCGTATAGCGCAATATCCCATCCAATCCCCGTTTTAACACTTCGGTGAAATCCGCATTGATCGTATCGCCATCGCCCACAGGCATACCCAATTCATTTTCCAATGTTTCTATGAAGCTGCCCATAGTAGAGGCAAAGGCGATGACAGGCTTTTTACCCTCCTGTAAACGCATAATGGCCCGTTCCGCTACCGATCCTGCTTTGAGGCTGAACAACATCTGGTTGATGACCTGGAACACTTTGGAGAAATACGGCAGGTTGTCCACACCTGCCTGTGATGTACCTTCCCGTATCGCTACTTCCTTGCCCTCGGCAACAGCTATGTTGTCCAGTTCATCCACGAGGTTGTCCACGAACTTGGCCTGAAAGGCGATGATGTCCCGAAGTATCGCCGTGATGTTGTCGGCAATCGCCCGGTGCTCTTCGGCTTTATCCTCTAAGGTGATGTAGTTCACCTCTATCCCTTCAAAGCTGCGTTCCCTGCGCAACATTTGCCCTTCTGCCACTAATTGTGCGGAAAGCACTTCCTGTAAGGCCACCCCGCCCCTTGTAATGGATTCCACTAATTCCTCTTTGCTCATGTTACAATCCGCTATGGCTGTTTTCATGGCGTAGATGGGCATGTTGTCCGGCCTCTTGGCAAAGGTGGCCGACAGGAAAATAACGCCCTTGGTACTGCCGACAGCCCCCTGTAAGAAATTGCCTGTATTGGAGGAGCCGGAACTATTGTGTGCCTCATCCATGATGAAAATATTGCCCTCTGCTATTTGCCGCAGGAACAGGGGTTTTTCCGGCTTCTTTTCAGGGCTGTTGAATTGGGAATAGGTAGCCAGCACAAAATCATAGTGGGCGGGTAGCTCCCTTGATTTAAATACTGCCTGCTGCTCGTTTGGCGTAGGGGCGGTATAGACCACATTGCCGTCTTCGTCCTTTATGTCGGTCTTGGATTCCCGTGCGTTCACAATGAACGGCTTTAGATGTCCCGACCCTATTGCCGACAAGTCCCGGTATATATCGGAGAACAGGTTCGCCTTTTCCGTGAGGAAGACGGGCTTCAGCCCCTGCCCGGTAGCGTACCGGATAATGGAGGCGGCCACACGCCCTTTACCTATCCCTGTCTGGTCGCCAATGATCATCCCTTGCCCACGGGCTTCTATGTTGTATATGGCCATCGCCACCGCATCTATTTGCTCTGCCGATAACGCCTTGCATAAGGCGGTACGGGTGGCATACTGCAACCTGTGGCGGACAAAGTTGTCCACATCGCCGCCTACCTCCTCCCTGATCCGGGCAATAGCGGATTGTGTCTCAAAGGCCATACTATCCGGCACTTGCGTGTCCAGCACCACGCAGCTTTCTGATGCCGGTATATAGGGTGCGCCTAAACCGCCGGGGCCGAACAGGTCTTGCAGGTCTAACGCCTCCCTTTCTAAGGCCAGTATGCCGGGCAGTTGCTTTTCGTGCAGCACACAGCGGCCTATGGCGGCAACTACCCTTGAAAACAGTTCATCGAAAGTCCTGACAACGGCATCCCTTTCCGAGTTGTATACCGGGGCTGCCCCTTCGGGCTTGGCTTTCCTGCCATCAATGAGTATTAACCGGGTGTCAAAGGCTGTACCCTGTTTGGCGTACAGCTTTTGCCCGTTAATGGGCAATATGTCCACTACATGGTAGCGGCTGTACAGGTAGTTGAGGAAAATACGGTTGCTGCCCCGCTCTACCCTTCCTTTCGGGTCATACCTTGTATGACCGCCAATGATGATCGCCGCCTTACCATCGCTGGTCATTGTCTCCAACGCCCGCAGGGCCATCAGGTGTTCAAGGGTGGTGATCTTAAATGTATCAAACAGCACGGGTTTGTCCAGCCTGCCAAAGGGGGGATTGGTAAGCACAGCCGGAAAATGGTTTTGAACGTCAAAAAAAGGTTGGGTGGCATCCCTTTTCCACACCTGGGCAAAATCCTGCTTTTTTAAATTGGCATTGCGCAACTGGTCTATTTCGTTGACGTAGATGCGCTTGGGGTCGCCCACTATGGTGAGCAGCCCGTTGCCTGCGGATGGTTCAAAAGCATAGCCGCTCCTTCCCAACTGGTGCAACTGGCAGAACAAGCCCGCAACATAGCCGATGGGGGCAGGGGTAGAATATTGCTGTAACAAGATGGACTGGCTGGTGCGGTGGGACAGGTTGACCTGTGTATGGTACAGCTCCACGATCTCTTCAAACTGCTCCCTTACAGGCTTATCGCTATGGGCGATCCTTCTCGCCCTGTTGACGATGGCCAGTTCCGTGAGTTCCTTGACTTCCGTTTTATCGGTGATGTGAAAAGATGCCGCCAGCTTTTCCATAGATGTTTTGGAATGCTGGTGTTTCATCATCAATTCTGCCTGCACTGCCAGTACAAATGCGCCTGCGCTCATAGTTATTGTAAGTTTTTAAAAAAAGGTATGGCCGTAACCATACCTTTTTGCCTTGATTATTGCCCTAAACTCATGTACGGGAGGTTGTACCTGCTGTCCCACATATTGATGAACTGCTTGTTGCCGCCAGCCCACTCGTATGTAATGATGTCCTGCTTGCTGGTGATGCGCTGTATCGCCCAAATAGGGTCGGCGGAAGCGTTGCCGCTGTGCGACCCGGAAGCTACATAGCCCTTATACACTACATTAGGGACAGACTCATCCACACGGGCAGGCTCCTTAAAACTATCGCTGCTGCCGTTGAGCAGGCTTTTGATGTCGCCCAACACCACAGCCATATTGGTCAGTTGGGTGGTTTGGCTTTGTCCCGTTGCCGCTATCTGGTCGTGGACATTCTGCAAGCCCTGTATTGGGCTGATGTTGGTGATCAGTTGCCCGAGGCTGTCCACGCTTTGCTTCACGGAATTGATCTGTGACCCCAAACCATCCACGCTTTGCTTCACGGAATAGATGTTGTTGACTTCCGACATGCTGGTATTGGCAATAGCCTGCGTTACCGCATCCACGTTGCCCTTCAAAGCATCAACGCTGCCTTTTACGCTGTCAATGCTTGCCCCCAGCGCATTGGTGTTCCCGCCTTGCCCCGTATCGAGCATCGCCTTTATGGCATCCCGCAGGGCGTTGACATCGGCAAGCCCGGCAGGGACGGTCACGTCTTCGAACTTGATGTAGATGTGGCGCAACGCCCCTTCGCCTATATCAATGCGCACGGTATCATTTTTCACCGTATCTACTGTCTTTACCTGTACTTTGTGTATATGCAGCGGCACACCTTCGGTGATGATGCTGATGCACGAATCGTCATTGATGACCTGTACGTTCATGTGTCTGTTTTTATCCGTTAGTATTCTTTTTTACCTGGTCTGCTATGCCCTCCCCGATCATAGAGCCGACAAAACCTCCCAGCATCACCAGTGGCGCGGCATCCTTATCTGCTGCTTTGGCATACCAATAGGCCAAAAGGGACGTGAGTAGCGTAGCTGTGGAAATAATTGTCTTTTCTTTCATGGGCTTTGCTTTATCGTACTGTTACTTTTAATGCCTGACTAAGCTGTAGGTGGCGATGCCACTCACGATGAACAGCCCGGCTGATAGTAATTTGTTTTTCGCTTTCATTTTAGTGAGCTGCTTTTCCAATTGCAGGCTTTGCAGGGAAAGCCTGTCCTGCTCCATCAGGCTGTGGTCAAAGGATAGCTGTAGGGCGGAGTATGCCTGCTGCTGCACCTTTGTGAGGCTGTCTTTGTTGGCCACTTCTGCTTGCAAGGAATTGGTCAGGCTTTCATACAGGCTGTCTTGCTGCCCGGAGGAGGACAGCAGGCTGACAATGGTGGTTTGCATACTGTCGCAATCGGCCAGCTTCGTGGCGGTGTCGGTGGCCTGCCCGGCATGGACGATCAGCGTATCCACGAGGTCTTTGAGTACCCCGTTATCGTGCTTTGCCTTTTGCAGTTCCGAGCGGGTATGGGCTACCTGCTTGCCGAGGGAAAAATTGGTCTGCGCCAATGAATCCATCTGATCCTGGTAAAACATTTCCACGGCGATGCTTTCTGCTTTGGCCGCATCTGCCGTCTGTGCGTTACTTACTGTAGGCTGCTGGTGCGCTGCCTTGCCCTTGATAAAGGAAGAATAATTGATGCCTGCCACGAGGCCGATGACGAGGAAAAGAAATGCTTTAAAGTTGTTCATGTTGTTTGCTTTTAGTGTTGAAAAATGTTTGATGATTTTTTACTGAAAATTGTTTGGCTAAAAAATTGTTGTTATTCTGCCGGGGGGACTGGTACACCATGTTTCTCAAAGGTGTAGCCAAAGCACCCTGCGGCAATAAGGCTGGAGAAGGAGAAGAACATGAACTCCGGCACGTCTTTGCCAAAGAACTGCCTGCCGATCCAGCTAATGACCAGGGACAGCAGCAAGATGGCGATCACCAGTTCCCGCATACTGTAACTGCCCAATTTGTCTTTAAAAAGCTGTTGGATGAATGCTTTCATTGTTTCGTTTGGTTTAGTTTGGTTGGTTAATCGTGTTGTTTTAGGAAACCATGTCGACAAGGGATGTTTCGTTGAGCAGCGTATAGGTAAAGCCATTGCCGTACAGGGCTTTATGGCGTTCGCATAGCGCCATGAACGCACTAAAGTCACCCGCATTGGCAAACACCTGGCAGCCTGCGGAGAATTTATCTATGCTGGTGGTCGTACCCTCCTGCATCGCCCGGTGGATATTGATACCGAAAAGCCCGGTATCCTCCTTGCAGCCATAATCAAGTGTGCCATCCCTTTTGCCGTCCCGTATAACGGTTACGGGGCTATGCTGTACCAGGGCCATGTACTTATTGCGGTGCAATCCCATCACGTGCGAATTGACGTACTGCCCGGCTTTGAGTATGGCTGTGCCTTGCGGGTTGGACGGGTTTTTCAGCCAGTACGCCCCCGGATCTGTGGTCGCGGCATAGCTATGGATTTGCAGGATGCCCTTATCGTCTTTGTACAGGGCGTGGATGCTGTCATTGAACGTATTGGCGGCCATACTGCTGCTGCGCACGCCCACGATATTGAGTTCAAAAGGGCGCATAAATACCCTATAGCCGTGCGCCAATAGCGCAGCTATTATTTTTTCTTTCATTGTTGATGATTGATTGGTAAAGAGATTTCCAGTTGGTATTATGCTGGCTTAGGCTGTCTTAGGCTGCATCAAGGAATGCGGGGATGTATTCTGCCAGCCATTTTTTCAGGTCAAAGCCGGGATTGCTGTAGCCATATACATAACGCTCGCCAGCAGCTACGATCTGTGCTTCGCCAAACCGCTCGGTCAGCACCAGCAAGGTGTTGAACAGCGTTTCCTTCTGCTCTTCGGTGCGGTTGTCCACATGCCTGCCCAATTTGTCCAGCCCGCCGAGCCATGCGATCTCGATACTGGTATCGGCTGGCGAAATAGCCCGCAGGCTGATCAGCCTGCCGCTGCGGGTGATGAGAAAATGGTAGGGCAGTTGATCCATTTCCTTGACCTGCATGGACGGCCTTGAGCAGGAGTTGTGTACGACAAGGTATTTTACTTCGCCCTTTGTGTTATGCAGCTTTTTTGGCTGTTGCTCTTTGTGCTGCTGCTTTCTTAGGTAGTGCTTGCGCTGTTGTGTGTTCATATCAAAGGTATTTTATGGATTGTGTTTTGATCAAATAATACTTGTTGTTGTTTTCAAAAAGGGTGTAATCCAAACGCTGCGTGACTTCATTGCCCAAAACCATCATGGCGGGGACTTGTACGCTTTCTGTCGCTCTCGCCCAAACTGTGGCGGGTACTTTGGTCACTATCGCCCTCCCGTCAAAACCCGACAGGCTCCACTTGCTGCCATCGTATTGCAGGCCGATACGGATGAACTCCATGCGTATCTTTTGCTTTTGCGCTTCGCTGCTAAAACTGTTGAGCAGCCCGTTGACCAATGTTTGCCTTACCCCATGCAGGCGTTGTTCCATAAAGGCATCGTTGACCTGCTGGTAGTCGTCCTTGCTTTTCAGCTTACCGAGCAGGGACACCACGCTGTCGAGGTTTTGTGCGGAGGCAGCATGATACAGCTTGGTGGCCAATGCTGTCCCGTCTGTGTTGCCTGCACTTCCCCCCTGTACGAGTACATTAAAGGCGCTTTCGGTAACCACAACGGGCAAGCCTTTCTTTTTCAGGGCATTGTAGGTTTCACTGCCAAAATCCCCGTCCGCACCGTACTTAGGCAACAGGCTGCTGCCATATTTGTCCATCAGGGCTTGCTGCAACTGCCGGACGGTATCGCCCTTGCTACCCCTCTTTAGCGGAAAACCGCTGCCGGTACTGTTAGCCGTATCCTGTCCCCTGCTCCTGCTTCTCCCAGTGGTGTCCACCGGGGGGATATACATGCTGTCGCTGCTTTTTACGGTCTTGCTTTTAGCAGTCAGTATGCTGTCGCCATCAGGGTGGATTTGGAGTAGTTCATTGTCGAGGTTATTGCTGCCGCCACCCTTCTTCTTTTTATAGTATTGCCAACCGAAATAACCCATTACGCCTACTGTACCTATACCCAATGCGGTAAGGATAATTTTTCCGGCTGCGCTATTCCCGTCGGGCGGCGGTGGTGTCCATTTGTGCGGGTCAATGGAACTGCGGGGCTTGTTGGCCTTGTTGCCTTTGTTGGCCTTGCCCGGCGGTTGCCGTTTGCTGTTTTTAGTCTTCATGCTCATTTTTTTGGTTTGTTACTGATTATCTGCATCATCGGGCCGTACTCCCAAAACTCCAGTTCGCTTTTCAGGTCGGCATCCAGCTCGTTGCCGTACAGGGACTTGTAAACGGCAGCTACCTGCCCAAATGCCGCCTGTGTCGGAATTTCGAGGAATACAGCTTTTATAGCCTGCTCATCGGTTCCGGGGAAGGGGCCGTAGGTAATATCAAATGCCGCTTTTAACCGCTTTGCCCATGCCCCCGTTTGTTGTGCCGTCAGCAGCATTGGGGCTGAAGGGTTGTAGGTCTCCGGCTTTGCGGCAACGATATACAGCAGCTCATTGTACTCGGTGCTTTTCAGCGCGTTTTGCATATCCCCCAGCAGGCTGCTGTTGTACAGCCGCTGGTAGGAGGACATCACTTTACGGAACTCGCTTTTGCTGGGAATGCTGCGCATGGCCTGCCTCAATGCCTCTTTGTCTGTCCCCGGCCATCCGTCATTGTGAAACGCCATTTTGATCTGCTTGGCGTAGGTCGGCGCACTGCCTTCTTCCAGCGTTTTCTTCTGCTCGTTCTTAGCCGCCGCTTTCCTGATGATGCCCCTGCCTACCAGCAATGCACCGCCAACGACAACGATACCCAATAAGGAATACCGGATCTTTTCCTTCAAGGTGAACCCCTGCTGTGCCTGCACTTCCGCATATGGGTATGTTCCGTATCCGTATGGTTCCATGTTCCTTTCGTCTAACATCGTTTTCTAAAGCGGGCCACCGGTTATAGTCCCAAAAACCTTTTGGCAAGCGCCGTCTGTCCCGGATTATGTTCCACCACGTCTGCCAGTTTCTTCAGCTCGTGGGCTTTTAGCTTGCCGGCCAGCACGGCCAGGGCTTTCAGTTTTTCTTCGGCTTCGGCCTTGTCTGTCGCGCCGACCGTAAATGTGTAACTAAACTTGTTCATTGGATTTGGTTTGCATGGTTAATGATTCGGCGACAGGGATGATTAGTTCGGGGTATTGCACCAGCGTACACAGTATCCGGTTGATCACGGGCAGCAGGCCCGGCTCCAGTTGCCCGCTCATCAACCGCAGGCTGCCCATGATCTGCTGCTCCTGTTCTGAATAGTGCTGCTGTTGTTCCGCTTCCTTAAAGGTGGCTTCACTATCCGGGTTTGCAGGCGCGGGAGGTATCGCAGGGCGGTTGGGGTCATTTTCACCGCCTAATATCCCGGAAAGTGTCCCCAATAAAGGATTTTTCTTTGCCCCGCTATGGATCATGCTCACCAACAGTTGCCCGCCTAATTCCGCAAAGTTGTACTGCTTAATACCCTTTTCCGTTCTCAGCTTCTCTATCTCCCCCTCTAACTGTTCGCTATACTCTTCTGCCTCTTCCAGCTTTCCGGTTACTTCTTGCAGCTTTTCCTGTAAGTGCGCCAACTGGTGTTCCCTGTCTTTTTCGTCCAGCTTCTGTTGGATCACCTGCGCCACATCGTCAAAGCTGCCGAGGCTCTTTTGCACGGGTGCAGTGAGGCTTTCCTCCTGTAAAAAGAAGGTATAACGGGTATTGCGGTTGGTTTCCTTCCCGTCATAAATGAGTATGGAGACTTTACGGGTATCGTCCTTTACGTCCGGTTCGTAGTCGTCAAACTCCTTTACGTCACTTGTCCGGGGTACGACTTTAAATTCATCCACGATGATCTCAAAATCCTTCCCCCTGCCCCTGTCTGATTCCTTGCACAGGTAACGCTTTAGGGTGTCAATCTTCTGCTGGTCAAATATTGCTTTTACTTCCGGCATCTATTTCGTTTTAAAAATCACTTGGATCATCAGCACATGCTGCACCTGCGTACTGTAATTGGTCAGTTCCATCTTGCCCTGGTGTTCGTATTGCAGTTCGTTGGCTGCCGTCTCCGCCACATCATATATGCCCATCTCACTTTGGATACGGATACATTCCTTTGGCTCTGCGAGTATATATAACTGCAAGCCCGCTTCGATCTTCCTTGTTGCCAATGGGTCTACTACAAAATGCCGCAAACGGAGGTGGTAACGCCCTTCATGCCCCAATTCTTTCATCCTTTCGCTGATATAGCTGTGCGCCAATGCTGCTGTCATCTTTTTCCTGATTTTGTCCACAGGTACAACCCGATGGTATAGGATATGTTCTTCTTTTGGTCTTTGCCCAACTGGTCTTGGTAACAACCGTACAGGGTCAACGCACCCCTGATCATCACCTGTTCCACGCCGCCGAAATTTCCATTGGCAAAGGGGAACCGGAACAGGTTTGCTATATCTTGCCGGGCATGGTCAAACCCGGTAAGGGTATTTTCCAGCGCACCCGTACCCAACGATATGTCTGTCAGAAAACAGAGGTCGGCGAGTTGTTCCGCCTGTAGCCGCAGCGACCCTATGGCCGTTTTGCCTGCCAGTTTTAGCTGAGGTGCGGTGATCCCCAATACCCCCGTCTGTATACCGGTGATGCTGTGTACGTCTTGTGGGATGCTTACCTGAAAAAAGTTCAGTTCCCCTTTTTTACGGACGGGTATTTTTACGGTGATCAGGTCGGCGGTCATAGGCGGTAGTCTTTCATTTCACAATCGAGGTCTAAGCGCACCCGGTAAGGCTCAAAGGGCGCAAGGCTGTCGCTGGTGTCTTTGTACTCAAATTTCACCTGCCCGTTACCCGCCGTTATTTTGCCGCCCCTGCGCAGGTAACGGTCATTGACGGATACGTTGGCTGTATTGTACAGGTTCTTGCTTTCGTACCCTTCCGGTATGACTTCCTGCCTGTTGATCTCCACTTTCAGCGAGCCCCGGCTGTACAGCAGCGGCTCCCGGTTAGAGGACACCTTCAGCCCCGTGACAAAGCCGATGGTCTTGTCCAGTTCATAGGTGACGGAATAGAGCTGGTCGGCTGTAGTGACCTGTATGTCTATCCACTTATAGGTGAGCCCGTTGATCGGTATTTCCGAATTATTGGTTGTGTCCATTGTGCTTGTTTTTTATAGCTGCCCGCCTGCGCCCCGGTACACCTGCACGAGGTAAGCCATACTCCTTTCCCTTTGCCCGTAGCCCGCCCCCGGCAGCGAAGCCCATTCCTTGCGGCATTTACTGATCGCTGTTTCCAGCCGCCCGGCAAGCACGTCCTCCAATGCGCCCCGCCGCCGGATCAGTTCTACCGCACCCCTGTCCTGGTTGGCCGGGGAAAAGTCTTCCAGCCCTAACGGTTGGGCAACCGATAACCATGTGCTGTACAACATCTGGTAAGCCCCTGCCGCCGTGCTGGTGATCCCGTTACTGGTGATAGCAATATTGGGGTGTGCGCTGTAGCCTGAAAACAACATCCCGCCATACAATGTCCGGTAAGCGTATCTGCCATATGTCCCTTCGGCGACCTGTATCATGGCCAAAAAAGCTTTGAGGTTAGCGTAGGGGTTTTGCCGGGCTACCACTTTTTTTTCATGCAGCCCCGTAACGGCGATCAGTAGCAAGGCAGGGGTGGCGACTGCGGCAAGGTATTTCCAGTTCGTTCTGAACAGCATGTGCGTCCTGCGTTTATACTTAGAAAATGAAAGGCTGTGGCTGTTCGCAGCCTTCCCACCTGTTATGGTGTGGTGATCGTACCGTGCAGCCCGGCAAATACATGCGTGTTGTTCTGTAGCCCGTTGTTCGTTCCCAACTGTAGGGTCAGCTCGATCAATACATCGTCCATGATCAGCCTTGGGTTGGACAGCTTGTAGTAACCGATGGGCTTGGTATGGATATTCTGTGACTTAAAGATGTAGCAGCTCGTTTCCGGCATGATCTGCTTCTTATTGGCTTTCAGGTCTATTTCACCGGAGGTAATGGCAGGGAAGGCTTCTATCCCCCTGAAATCGGTGGACATGATGGCATCCTTGGTGGCATCGGCAGACACTCCCGCCAGCAGGATAATGCCGCTGCACAGGAATACCTGGTTCTTGGGCAGCTTCGCCCCCGAAATATTGGTCAGGCCGATCTCCTTGGTGTCCTGTGTCTCGAACATTTTGATGGTCTTGGAGTTAACGATCTTGGTGGAATAAATGATCGTGTCTGCCAGCCGCAGGTCGCCCTTGACCAGCGACTCCTTGATGTAGGTGGGCAGTTCCCCGAAATGCTTTTCCATCTCTGCCCTCGACCCCTTGCTGGCTGCGCCTGTATGCGCCAGCTTGTTGATCGTGCGCTGGCGTTTGACGGGGTTCATCCTGCGCAATGCGCCCAGCAGTTCATCACCGTCCATGCCATCCATGCCGAGCAATGCGCCCTGGTTGTTGTACTCTTCCACTCCTTCAAATTCGTACATAGTTGTTTGTTTTAGTTAAAAAAATTGGTTTTACTTTTTTTGTTTGTTGGTTGTGATTTGCGTTTTGTTATTTGGGATTTGGTTCTTGGAATTTGTGTTTACAAATTGTAGTCTGAGGCATCCACGAGGGACAGGTCGCCCGGATCGCCTATACCGTCCGTATCTTCCCTATCTTCCCTATCTTCCCTATCGCCCAATCCACGCATTTGCATATGCGACATCCCGCTTTCCTGCACCTGCCGCTCAATGCTTTCCAATGCGGCATATTCGTTGCCACGACTATTGCTGTCATTGGGATAGTTGAAAAACTGCAACTGCCCGAAGCCGGACACTTCTTTTTCTTTTGCCGATGCTTTCTTCTTGTGCAGCAGCGTATCGAGGTACAATTTTTCCGAGAAATTGTCTTTGTAGGCATTCAGCCTTTCTTTGATAGACTGTAGGGTCATCCCGTCCAGCCCGTCTACAGCCTTGGATTGCTGGAAGCCATTGGAGGCCATCATACCGATACCCAGCAGGCTGGCAATGCGGCTGTCCATATAATGGCCTGCGCCTGTTACGCCCAGCCCGATAAGGAAGGAAGGCTTGCCGATAGCCGCACCCAGCAGGCCGCCTCCCACCACCCCGACCAGCAATTCCTTGCCTGTTTCCAATGCGGTATTTTTGATGTTGCCCTTGGTGTCCAAACCGTGCGTAAAGCCCTTGAGCATATTGGTCTTTTTTGCTTTTTGGGCATAACTGTTTTTCTTCTTGTTGGTAGTTTTCTTTTGCTGTGCCATTATATTTTTTTTAGCTTATAAAAGTTGTTTTTCCATGATCTTTTTCGGGGACTGCTTTTTCTTACGGTGGTGGTTTTTGCCCCCTTTTCCGGGTGTGCCGTTTACCGCCCTGCCGGATGCCGGGGATGGCTTTTTCCTGCTTTGGGTCACTACGGCAAGGAGGCCGAGGGCGGCTACCCCGATCCCGGCGGGAATGATCCACTTCTTGTTCTTGTCAAAAAAACCTTGCTTTTCCGTGTCGTCCCCTTCCGGCTCTTTTGCCTTGCTTTCTTCCCCTGCATCCGATTTGGCAGGGCTACCGCCCCCATCGGATTCGCCGCTATCCGGCGCTGCGGCTTTCTCTACTGCGGTACTGCCGCCATCGCTGCCGCCGCCGGATGAACTATCTGCCGGGCTATCCCCTCCTTTGGGTATCTCTTTTTCAGCATCGGCATTTGCCTGTTCATCGAAGTCCTGCGAACCCTTTCCCTTGCCACCGAAGATGTCCCCGATCTTATGCAGGGTAGCCGCTATCGCCGCAATGACACCCGATGCTGCGGTGATCATTGCCATAGAGGCGGGTTCGCCTAATGCCCCGAGTGTGCCTATATCATTTTCAGAAAAGAACACCTCATCGCCCAATAGCTGCCTTAACGGGGTGTTTCTCGAAAGGTGATTGACGGGGTGGCTGGCGGACATCGGGTCGGCATACGGATAGATACTGCCCAGCCCCTCCAGCCCATGCACCGCATGGTCTTTGTTGCCCTTGCCATTGAGGATGGCTTTTTTGAAATTGGACGGCTTGCCGCCCGCTTTATAAAAAATGTCCTCTAACTTTTGCCGCGCCTTGACCAGCTTCTGCCACCTGTCTAAGTTTACCCCCTTGGCTTTGGCTTGTTCCGCTGTCATATAACTCCACCGCAGGCGTTTGGCTATATTGCCTATGTTGAGTTTCAGGGAGGCCAGCACGCCGTTGCGCAATGCCACGGTGGCGGGGTTTACTTTGTTGATCACATTGAGCGCCTTTTTAAGGTCAATGTGCAGCCCGTGGTGTTTCTTCTTGCCCTTCTTGCTGGCGACTTTGCCTAATGCCCACTCACTTCCTGCTCCTTCCTGGTAGCCGTAGCCATCGTCTAAGCCGCTTAAATACTGTAGATCCATTGGATAGTCTTTTTTTTCACTAAATGGCACTTCATAGTCGAATGTGTCGGTGACACAATCGAGTATCACTTTTTTATTTCTTGGTAATAGGGCTACCGGGTAGATATGCTGGAAATATGGCCTGCTGTACCTCGTGATCCGCAGCACATGCCTGATGCCGAGGTTGGTGAGTATGCTGCTGATCAGCGTGGTATAGCAGTCGCAGTCCACGCCGCTTTTGCGGTCGTGCCAGCAGCGGGCCGGGCTCCTGATCTGTTCATAGCCATCCCTGTCCTTGCGGTAGGCGATGTGGCTGTACACAAAGCGCCAGATGTTGCGGCAGGTGTCATAGTCATTGCGGCCTTTGAGTACGGCAGCGATGCCCTTGGTGTGGTGCAGCGTCTTGCCCACCACCTGCGGTATAAAGGCTACCGTATCGCCCACTTCCGCATTCTTGCGTACCGTATGGGTTTCTGCAAATGCCCGTGGGAATAAATGATCGTACTGTACACCACTTTTTATTTGCCTGTGCTTTCCTGCCTCCATGATTATTTTTTTATCGCCATATCTTGTTTGTGTTCGTAGGCTACCTGTGTCCAGCCGAGGTCAACTGTAGTGATCACGCCAATGGTGAAAACAATAGAACTACCGTTCATCAGCGACCTGATCATATCGTACACGACTGAAAAAAAACTCAGTACCGGGATATTGACCATCATGTCCTTGATCAATACCTGCCCGTATGCAGGTATTTTAATGTCTTTATTGACCACCTGCGAACTGCCCACCAACACATTTTTATGGGTCAGCTCAATAAAGGGGTACTTGATCCTGAAGCTGGCCCCGGTAGGGTTTTTCAGCAGCGCATCCACTTTGATGGTCAGCCCCTCCAAACTCAGCTTGTAGATGTTGGCACTGGGCACTACCTCTAACTGCGCCTGCGCCCGGTTGATCCGCTTGAAGTAGGCAATCGTGGCGATAGCCCCGATACCGATCACAGAACCCGCTAAAACTTTATTGGTTAAACTCATTATCGCTGTGTTTTTCTTTCCTGCTGCCCCTCCTGTCTATAAAATCTGCGGTGACTTTGTAGCCGAGCCATATCGCACCGCCTACTACCGCTTTAAGCCCGTAATCAACTAAGCCGTTGACATCAACATTGGCCATCAGGATGGTTCCCGTAAGCAATACATTACTAAAGTGCGACCCGCTGTGTGTTTCTGTTTTAAGCATATTTTGTTCATTTACGCTGCGAAGGTATTATGGTGGTTAGGGGCTACTTTCCAGTTGGTGAACGAAGTGGTACGTATGGGTAAAACATGGCCGCTTCTTGTCCAACAATGTCACTTTATGTCCGTTATTCTATGGGGGTTTCAGACGGTGCGCCTAATTTTTCGATGATGGTCTTAACCTGGTTGACCGTATAGTACCGCCCACGCTTCTCGCCTATCTCCGCATCAAAAGGTTCCAACCATTTTTTTACGGTGCGGTTGCATACGCCATACAGCCTGCCGAGTTCGGTAAGTGTGTAGGGCATCATGGTCATGCCTTGCTTTTCTGTTGCCATAACTATTTTACGGGGTTGATGATCTGTGAATAAATGACGGCATTGTAGAATAGCTGTATCAGCCCGTACTCCCGGAGCTGTCGCAGTTGCTTGCGGCAGTTGATAAAAGAGGGGGCGCAAGGGTATAGCAGGTACTGCCAGTAATGTTTGGCGAGCAAACTAACCCCCTTGTAGGGCTCAGGGTTTTGTTGCAGGCTGTTGTGCCATGATGATGTTTCGCAATAGCCTTGCTGGTAGTGCTGGTTGAACCAGATCGAAGGATGGGGCAAATACCTCGACTGCCCGGTGGCATAGTGCCTGTTGGCCAGTATGATGCGCTCACAAAAGGTAAGGAAGCCGTTTTCTATATCGTCCCCCGATTGCAGGTAACCAGCGATCTCCCGCTTGACCCGTGTGGTCTCCCTGTTATTAAAATACTGCTCCTGCCATAATGCGGCATATGCTAATTGCCATGCCGCATTGGTAACCACCTCTATGGGTGGCTGCTTTTCGTTGCGGGGCGGGTGGAAAGGTATGAGTGCCATCTTCGTGTTTTGAGACACAAAGGTTAGACGGCGGCAATAGCCGGTTTACAGTTCAGGACAGTTCGTGTACGTTCCTGCCGAACATGGATAAATTATGACGAAAGAGGGAAGTTTATTTTCGGTTGGACAGCATGGGGGCTTGTTGTGCTGTAATGTTCCCGTTTGTTCCGGGTTATTCCGGTTTGTTCCGCTTTCCAGCGGGCTTGCTCAATGTATAAGCCCACCGGATCAGGTAGATAATGAAGAAAAAATTCAGAAGACAGAAGATAGCCAATGCTTTTAGCAGGATATACTGCCAGCCGTGGTTAGGGAAAGTGAACATACTCCATAACGGCAGGATCAGCCCCAATAAAATAATAGAAACGATAAGCTGCGTTTTGCGCAAGGACGTGGATTCCAGTTAATGCCCTTCCTCAATAAACTAAATACAGTCGCTAAAAATCCGATATGCTCTATGTGTCCAGTATTAAAGCGGTATTTGTATTGTTTATATTTCGAAAGCAGTCAAAAAACATTTAGTTCAGATTTGAAAACAATTAGAAACCATTTAGAAACCATTTGAAAATAGTCAATTTCCATTTAAAACCGGAATGAAAAATGTTCATTATTGAGGCATAAGACACTTGCACACCCGATATACTGTTGATTATTAGGTACTTATCTCTCATTTTTCAGAAAAACACAGTATACTTGCGGCTTTTTTCGCCTATGCACCCAAAATTTCTACTCATTGAAGACGATACTGATTTATCCCATGATTTGAAGAAGCAATTAATTTTTGAAGGGTTTGAAGTGGAGACGGCTTATGATGGTTTGTTAGGGGAACGCCTGATCCGGCGCAACCATTTTGACTGTATTTTATTGGATGTCAATATCCCCGGCAAAAATGGCTATGAACTCGTCCAAAGTATCCGAAAACAGGAAAAGCACATACCTGTGATCTTATTGACAGCGTTCGGGGAAATTGACGATAAACTACAGGGCTTCGCATGTGGGGCTGATGATTATGTCACTAAGCCCTTCTATTTTAAAGAACTACTGGCGCGTATAAAAGTTTGCCTGAAAAGAACGCCTAATTATACCGGGGCAGAACAAGTTATCACGATAGAAAACCTTACGATTGATAAAAGCAGCAAGCAAGTCCGCAGGGATGACCTGCTGATCAAGCTTACAGCGAGGGAATTTGCGCTGCTGCTCTTACTCGCAGAAGCAAAAGGGCATCCCGTTTCCAAACAAAAGCTGATACAGACGGTTTGGGGTGCGGCATTTGAGGTCAACACCAATACCATAGAGGTGTTCATTAACCTCTTACGTAACAAGATCGATAAAAACTTTGAACCAAAGCTGATCAAGACAAGGGTTGGGTTCGGGTACTATTTAGGAAAAGAAGAACCATGAGATTACAATACAGGCTCGGCCTCAGCTATACGGTCGCATTTATTGTCCTGCTGGGCATTACGTTCGTTTCGATATTCTTTATCACCAAAAAGAACAGGCACGAAGAATTTCACCAGCGGTTCAAAGAAAGAACGCTGATCTCTTTCAAATTGATCGTAGAACTCAAACGCCTGCCGGGCAATGTTTTGGGGCAATTGGACAAGAACGAAATGAACGAACTCAGAAAAAATGCCTACCTCTTTGATGCTTCCGGCAACCTTATTTACAGCAGCGTTGGTAACAACAGGCCAAAGTATGCGGACAACATATTACGCACACTACAAAAAGACAGAACAGAAGTCTTTGTGCATGACGGGGACAAAGAGATCGCCGGTTTTCAGTTCAGGGAGAAAGGCGCATTGTTTTATGGTATCGCGCAGGCAGACGATAAGGTGGGCAAAATAACGATGAGGTTCCTTGCTTTTTTGTTGCTGACCTCTTTTTCCATCTCGCTGGTAATCGTGGCTGGATTGTCGTATGTTCTATCAAAGTCCATTACTTCCCCGATCACCCGGCTGACCAAAGAAATAGAAAATATATCGTCCGGTAATTTATCCATGCGGGTACATGGCAGTACCAATGACGATGAGGTGGGTTACCTCACAGATAAGTTCAATGAGATGCTGAATAAGGTGGAGAACGCTTTTAAATTTCAGCACCAGTTCATCAACCACCTGTCCCATGAACTGAAAACACCGCTGGCGGTAATGATGACCAATGCAGAAGTGGCGTTAAAAGAAGACACTAAAGATAACTACAGGAAATGCCTGCAATTTCAAACAAGTGCGTTGGTAGAAGTAGCCAACATCATCGATACCATGCTTGATGTTACAAAAAATGAGAACCAGTTCTCCACGGAGTTCTCTGAACAAATCCGTATTGACGAACTGTTGTTTGAGTGCCTCGAAGAAATGAGTTTACTCCACAACGAAGCCAGCTTTAATTTTGAAATTGACCCTTCCATTGAGAAAAGCGAGAAGCTGACCGTGACCGGAAACAGCAGGATGCTCAGGATCGCTTTTCTCAACCTGCTGAAAAATGCCATCAATTATGCAGGCAACCAATATGCCACTATCGAAATTCAATCCCGGCAGCATATACAGGTGAACTTTATCAACGATGGCCCTACTTTGGCAGACGAAGAAAAAAAGTACCTGTTCAAATATTTGTTCCGGGGCAGTAACAGCCACAATACCAAAGGTTTTGGGCTTGGATTAATGCTGATCCACCGCATCTTCACTTTACACCAGGCACATATAGATTACTCCATCACAGCAGACGGCAAAAACTGTTTTTCGGTACAACTTAACCCTATTGGCTATTAAGGTTTATTTTATCCCTTTTAAGGTTAAATTAAGGTGCTATGAAGTAAACTTGCGGCTTACCAAACCTTGCCCACTTTGTTAACCGTTAATAATATAGATGAGATAAAAGCCTATTCCACTAAGGAGCTTGCAGGGATTTATGGCGTTTGTGATAAGACATTTAAAAAATGGATCAAACCTTTTCAGCAGGAAATTGGGCAACGTCAAGGCAGGTATTACAATGTGGCCCAGGTAACTATCATTTTCAGCAAATTGGGCGTACCGAGTAAAATAATACAGAAAACACTTTTTGAACAGACATAGCCTTACTTTACAACAGCACCGACCCGCAGGAACTTAAAGATAGTATGAGCGACATTTCCGTTCATGTAGTACCCTTCGTAAAAGGAGGCCTCTATTGCTTTTCTTAATTCCTCAAAGGCACAGCCTTTGACAACATACCCACATGCCCCGTTCTACAAGAAGCTGATGATACTCGCTGTGTCGTTGTTCACGCTGTTGCCCAATATCCGCATATTTGGGTATAGCTTGGACAATTGACGGGCTGCCGCTATGCCATCCATAACGGGCATATTCAGGTCTAACAGGCAAACGGATGGTTTTTGCGGGGCTTCGTTTATTTTGTCAATGGCTTTCTTGCCATTTTCTGCCTGCACGACCACATTAAAGCCCATCAGTTCAATGTGCTTGGATAGTTCACTCCTCATTATGGTGTGGTCGTCTACAACGGCTACAGTGATCGTTTTTGCGCTCATAAATCGAATTTTATGTTTCTGCGCAAAAAAAAACAGCGCAGGTCACAACTTACCGTTCTGAAGGCACTGGTATGCCCGATCACGAATAAGTGCGCCCACGCCGTTTGGCGTGAGCGTTTTACACTTATGTCCCGTGATCAGATAAATTACCAGTTTTTCAGAACGAGACTTAAAGCAAAAACGCTTCAAGAATTTTATGGGGCAAAAGTAACTATCTATAGGCAATATGCTATTAGCCTAAGCGATATTGTTTGGAATAATCGGGAACAAAACGGAATAACCGGGAATAAAACGGAACAAACAGTAACGCAGGCAAAGGCACAAGTATAGTTTTGTTGGATAAATACTACTGCTATGACCATTCTGGAATTTAGAACCTATCCCAACTGCGCGCATTACACCGACGAGCAAGCTAAAAAAATCATAAATACCCTCGAAAACCTCGCCGTTATCCTGTTTAATTATACTTGCCTGCAAAATGGCATAGTTATTGATAATCAATTAGTTATAAACGAAACTGAACAAGAAAATTCCTTAAATTTGGCAGCATGAGTACAATAGAACATTTCCAGCAGTGGGCTAAATCCTCGGACAAAACGATACACACAACGGCAAAACAGGCTGTTGTATACACCCGTGTGTCCTCCAAAGAGCAGGCAGATAAAAACCTTAGCCTTGACTTCCAAAAAAAGACCATAGACGAATACGCTAAAAGGAACGGCGTACAGGTACTATCCTACTTCGGTGGGACTTATGAAAGCGCAAAGACGGATGGGCGTAAGGAGTTCCAGCGTATGCTGGAGTTCATCAGGAAGAACAAAGGCCGGGTAAGCCACATCCTCGTGTATACGCTTGACAGGTTTAGCCGCACAGGCGGCGGGGCGATCAAACTGGCGCAGGATCTAAGGGACAAGCATGGTGTTACCGTATTTGCCGTAACGCAGCCTACGGATACTACCAATGTAAGCGGGGTATTCCAACAGAATATCCAATTCCTATTTAGTGAGTTTGACAACCAGTTGAGAAAGCAACGTGCCGTAGCAGGAATGAAAGAGAAGTTTGAAAAGGGTATATGGTGCTTAAAACCCCCATTAGGATATGATGTCGTTAAGATAAACGGGGAAAGAAAGATCGTGATCAATAAAGTGGGGCAGCAAATCAAAAAGGCGTTCCAATGGAAATTACAGGGCTGTAAGAATGAGGAAATCTTAACCCGCCTGAATGGTTTAGGCGTGAAGATGTACAAACAAAAGTTGTCCATGACCTTTTCTAACCCGTTCTATTGTGGCATTATCGCCAATAAAATGCTCAACGGAAAGCTGGTCAAAGGCAATCACCCAAGTATTGTTTCAGAAGAAGATTTTTTAGAAGTAAACAATATCCGCAAATCTGCTAATAAATACGGCGTACCTCATAAAAGCGAGATAGAGCAATTACCATTAAAGGTGTTTATGAAATGTGACCAATGCGGAAAAGGGTATACGGGTTACATTGTAAAAAAGAAAAACATCTATTACTATAAGTGCAGGAGTATCGGTTGCGGGTGTAATAAGAATGCTAAAGATTTGAACAGCCTGTTTGAGCAGTTCTTAGGTACGTACAAAATCGAAAATGACTTTATTGCCCCGCTATACCACATTATGAGCGAGAAGTTCGGCAACCTGAACCAAAACAACAAAGAAGAAGAACAGAAGCTGAAAACGCACTTAGTCGAGGTTCAAAAAAAGATAGATACGCTGGAGGAAAAATACTTCGTTTTGGAAGAAATGAGCGAGGAAACCTACAAGAAATTCATCGGCAAATACAGCGAGGAAAAGGCGAAATTGTTAGACACAATGGACAATATCGGCAAGGACTGTTCGAACCTCTCAGAATACTACAGGAATGCTTTGCAGTTTTCGTCAAAACTCCCTGCCATATGGGCTTCCAGCCCTATTGCAGTCAAGGAGAAAATCCAAAAAATCATTTTCCCGGAAGGGATAGTATATAATCACAAAAAACAGGCATTTCGAACCGATAAAGTCAATGAGGTATTTT